GAGTCGCGACTCTGTTTATGTGAGCCGTTCCTCCAATTGTGTATCATACATTTTTTGAAGTAAAGGGTAATGTGGCGCTATATTCTGGGTATCAGCTTTGTATTCACTAATTAACTGATTGCCTGCCTCATATGCTTCTGCAATTTCTTGTTTAGTTACCGGGTGTCTTACTGGTATTTTGAAACCTTTGCCTTTTCCCATTGTGCTCACCTCTAACTACTGCCATCATCGTTTAGCTTTGGTATGGCTTCCGCCTTCTGTTGGTCAATTATCTCGGCTCTGATTATCTTATTAAACCTAAATTCTAGGTCTCTAATATCATAGCCGTCTTGTATCATGATTGTGATAAATGCGTTGATTTGATCATCTAATGCGTCGTCTTTTTCCTGCTCTGCTTCCGTTTTCTCTACTTCCGGGGCCTCAAGTCTTACCTGCTTTTTATCTTTAACCTCAGATACTTCCGCGTTGTCTATTCCTGCTTGCCTTCTCCGTGCGCTGTCTGCATCTCTCGCTTCCTTTGCTTCTTTGTTGTCTTTTCTCAACTGCGCCTTACCTGCAGGTGTTGAATATTCTTGAACTTTAAGAGCTTTTTCTTCAGGGTCTTTTATATCCTTTACCCTCTTGGCGATATTTGCCGCTGTATGGAGAGGTGTTTTGCCTGATAATACATCTGGTATTAAGGCAGGTGCATCCTCTGTAACGTGTTTGCACTCATCAATCTTACTATGCCCTACTCCAAATACGCTTGCTACTATATCTCTGGTTTCCGGTGCTCTGTGACCCTGAGCTACATCTAGCTCATGGTCAATCTTTACTCCAGCTTTCTTTCTTTCATCCGCTGCTTCCGATTCCAGTTTTATTAACTCTCCTGCATACCTCATTACCTTTTGGTCTAGCGTTAGATTCCGCCTTCCTAGCTGGTTTTTAATCATCCAGATCTTAACTTCGGTATCTGATGCATTTATAAGAGGTGCATATTCTTCGTATTTAAGTTGAGTGATTTTATCAGTATGCTCCGAAGCTATTTTTTTTCTGTGGTGTCCATCGATTATGAATCCATGCCATGTAAGAATAGGTTCTCTTTGGCCGTATTTTAACATGCTTTCCGTTAATAGTCTATACTCCTCCGGGGCTAATGGAGAAATTAAAGCCTCGAACTCAGGTTTAATATTTTCAGCTTTTCCAAAATCTGCCATGTCTTTGTACCTCACCTTTTACTACAGCCCTCATACTATTTAAGCCTATTCCAATTTCACATATTTCGATACCAGCTTTGCCAGGTATCCGCCTGCATAATCACTCATATAAATCACCTATAATTAAGAAAAAATAATCTGTGGATTAGCGAGCCTCTTCGCGGTTTTCGCTTGTCGTCGGCTCTTCAGTGCATCCTTAAGAGCATCCACCTAAACTTATTACCAATCATTATTAGAAAAATATAATTAATGCTGGATAGTAACCGGCACTACTGAGCCGTCATCAAAGGTAGCATCAAATGTAGGATGCTCTTTGGTTATTGTGGCTCTCTGCTCATCGATTTCGTTAACGTGTTGAATGACTCTTAAAATCGCTATACCTATGCACATTTTACTATCACCTTCAGTAATTTTTTAATTGCTTGCTTGTCTTCTATCGATACTCTTGGGCTTCTGCCTCTTAAATCGATAACAGGTGCCCACTCTCTGACCTTATGATGGTTGTTTTTAGTGTCTTTCGGGTGTCCACCTAAAATCGAGATGCTGATCACCGTTTTTCACCTCACCATTTTTCTAACTTCTTTGGCATTCAAACTCCGTCGATCTATGAGGAGTTTAGCGATACGTCTAACTCTGTTAGCATTATCTTCCTGCCTAAAGTATTCTTCCACTTCAGCAATAACTTTCTCTTCATCCTCGATATCAATGAACTCTCTAATTTGGTCTACATCCAACCGGATACCTCTTTTCCAATCTGCTTCAGGAAGTAATACCTTTACGGCTAGCATTCCGGCGAACGATATTTTTGCCATTTGAATAGCATCGGCTTGATTTCGTGCAAATGTCCAGTGCGTGCTACCATAAGTAACTCCAGGTACTCCAGTTATGAAAACTTCTGTTAGTTCTATATCAGGAATTAAGCCTGATTCCTCGGCTTCTAACACCATCGCAGCATGTCCTGCTTCATGAGTAGCAGTGTTCGCCAGGTCCATCGCATTTGATTCTACCTCTTTAGGCTCCCAATCTTGGCACCAATCTTTTTCATTTACTAATCCAAAATCGGGACATGCTCCAACGTCAGCCCTCCCTTTAGATGTCTCTGGAGGATCTATGAACCTCTTGCAGGTTCCACATATCTTAGATACCATGATATACCACCTATTACTAAATAAATATAATATTACCACGTTTTTTGTGGTGCGTGTCTTATTGTGTTTGCGATCTGGTTTACCATCATCTCAGATACACCATGCCTATCAAGTGGGCCTTTGGTTAATGGATCAATATTTGTAATGATCGCCTTCTTGATTAATTCAGATTCCGGCATAATATAATTCACCCTATTATTAAAAAAGAATTATTAGAGCCAGGTTCTAAGAAAGTGAAAGTGGGCACTTTGACTTTCTATGTAGATGGCTCATTATTATTACCAATAGCCGCCGCCCTTATTGAACGAACTCGGAAGCTACTGGTATTATTATCATTCCGCCGCCTTTTAAAAGAGAAATGCCCGAAGGCTTTTTAGTTTGAATATTAAGCTTTGGATACTTTTCTGCCATTTTAGCTAATATTTCAGCATGGAATTCCTCTGATGATAGTTTGTAGCGTAGAGCTAATACCATGATAATCACCTTCTATTATTACCGGCCTCACTTCAAAGGATATCAGTCTGCATAGAGTGTAGAGCCAGAAGGGCCACAGCGAGACTCTGAATACTAAGGATTCATGCTCTAATGGCACGGGCCGGGTTTATAATTAGCACTCACTTAGTAGGACTCGAACCTACACGCTCCTCAGGCTCTACCGGACTCACGGAGTCGAACCGCCGCCTTACTGAGATCTACCAATTGAGTTATAAGTGAGTGCGATGCTTGCGCTTGCGTATTTGGTCTATGCGGCTTGTGTTGGCGCACAAACCATTATTATTTCCGCCGCCGTCTGATTTACCTAGCTTAAGGAGATTGTTTCCTCGTAGCCGTAAGCATCTTTTTGGGCGACGGATTATGAAGGGACTGGAGTCGGAGTCTAGCTTTCTTTGTAGACTTTTCCGGTGTCTGGTGTCAGAGTCAGGTCGCCAGGTCGTTAGGCTGTTTCTTGCGCCTTATCTCTCTGATGAGGGGGTTTCTGTTTCCTCACAATACCCATATAGGCTCGATGAGTTTAAATAACTTTCCCTCCGATAATCACAACTAAAACTGCGATTACCAGAGTCGTAGTAATCATCCAAGCCAAGGACGGTGTTTTCATCGGGTTAGATTTTGCATTTTCGTTGCAAATAGGTGCGCATAGTGCGCATACTCCTCCATACTTGCAACTTTGGCAATATGAATTTAGTCGCGTGTCGCGTCGCGGGTTATACATCGGTCCATGCATTCCAGGCATTTTATCTGTCTCCGGCTTCCTCATATCCCTAACCTCATATCGTCCATGCCTGCATAAAGGTATCGTTCTATGAAGTTATTTAGTTTAGAAAACCCGGAATTTATATGGCAGCCAAATACTTCTCCATACTTGCATACTTCCACACAGCCATCCTCAATATCCTCGGGGTTGTCTCTTTCGTAGTTCGCGGTATTCTCACAGAATGGGCATGTAGACGCCATTATCCTAAAGTATCCATTTTCTATTAGATTATCGAATATCTGGATGCACGCATACCCTGTTATATCCTCATCATCATCAGGGTTCATTTGGGTTCTGTCAAAGTATCCAGCTACCAGCATCGCGAAGTGAAATCTTAGCTCCACTGGTATCAAGGGTGTTATTTTCTCCAGCCATACCTTTTGTTTGTATTCCATGAATTCATACATCATCATATTTCCAGCTCCTTTTCATACTTATCTACCTCTTGATTTTTTAACTAGTAAATAGTTCAATAAGTGCTCTTCTTTTGCCAGCTCTTCAGGATCACTAAATGCTCTTAATTCACCTGCAAGAACATTTGCTACCCAATCCATATTTTCATCATCAAAAAATAATGCTTTAATCCTCATATGGTTCGTCTCCTGTCCAATCTCTTACCAGCTTCTCTAAGTGACTGCTAATACCCTCATTGCCTATACAGCTTGAAAGCTTCTTGGTTGCATGGCACTAGATTCCTAATAGTTCTAGCATCATATACCTTATCACCGTTGTTTTTAACCTCATCTATGCTGCAGTCCACCGGCCCGGCATAAACGGCCCAATCGTGGTATCCACCGCGAACGGCAACCCATCTTAGCATAGCGCCGCTATTCATAAGATTTATTCCCATCGGTCCATCCACTGACTCACCCGAGGCAAAGATTGTTTTCCTCGGCATTGCTTTTAACATTTCAACAGTTAACATTTTTATTCACCCTTAAAGATTTTTACAGATATTACCATATCGGTATCATAAAATACTGATTCTACTGATTGTGCTTTTACTGCCTGTAATGGTAAGAATATTAGACTCATGTTCTCGGTTTGGCTGCATTTTAGTAGTACCGTGTTCATGTATACGCCAGTTTGGGAATCAAATATACAATATTGTTTAGTGTCTACTCCGGTATCTAAATGTATAGCTACCATGCAGTGACCTTTAGGAAAGGTTTTGCACTTTCCCGCGAGCACTAATATCAAATCATAGCCGTGTAGTTTTGCTTCTTTTACCAGGTCCTCACTAAATTGTATGCATTCATACACGCCTGGTATGTATTTCCCGTGGCTTGTGTTGTCTACCCTGAGAAAATTCTCAAAGGTTAGCAGTCCATTTATTCCTACTGCCTGAGCCGTTGGTACGGTTAGCAGTAGAACCAGTATCCCAAGCAGTATTTTCATTTCCGCCTACCTCTTATAAGTTAAGCCTATTATACACCATCAAAAAATGGTTTGATGTCTTTGGTTCATTAAACAGTTTTGCAATATTAGCCGCCTCCTTATCCTGAGACTGCTAGGACTATCTCTAATACTAATAATGTCAGGATTATTATAGAAGGTGCTGGCGGCGGATACCCGGCTTTCTTTGCGGTGGTTTCCGTTGGCTTTGATATTGGTCACTTGCTCCGGTTGTTAGTCGGAGTAGTTATCTCCAGATACCATAAAGACAAGATTAGAATAAAAAGGTTTTGGTCAATAGAATCGCCATGATCCACTTGACCCTACTTTAGGGGTAAATTCCCCCGAGGTATAACGTAGTGGACACCACCCGGTACCATAACAATAGTGACCCGATAGCCTCTGACAATCGTATCCACCTTCGCCCGTTTTAATATGATAAGTAAAGTATAAATTATCACACGCAAACTCGCGAATATCCCTAATAGGCCCGATGAATTGATAATTTGTTTTCATTTTAAATAAACTCATCTAATACTTTCTGCATATTTGCTAAGGTTGCCTTAAGTACTGGCTCAAAGTACGTCTCGCTCTCTTTTGCTATGCCCTGTTGCAGAACGTGGCCCTGTAGCTCGTTATTTGGGTACTCCTTTTTCAGTTTCTTAATATCCATCGCGAGATTCGCCAGCTCTATTGTATTTGGAAAGTTTGGAAATACCGTGGTTCTAATCTCAAATGGTATCGTCGTCGTGAAGCATATGTTTAAGCTGTCTATCACCTTGTTTGTAGCGTCGTTTATCCCCGTCGCGATACTCTGCGAACCATCAGTTAGCTCCGACTTTACATCAATGAAAACCATATCAAGTAAATCATTAATTAGTAATTTGACTAATTCGTTTGGGTAATAGCCGCAGGTCTCTATAGCGGTTTTCAAGCCTATCGATTTAGCATATACCAATAACTCCCTCGCCGCGTCGGGTTGCATAAGGGGTTCCCCTCCAGATAGTACTAGAGCCGATATAAGAGGGTTTGATACCAGGTCATCCTTTATTACCTTTAGGTCCCTCAAATTGGCTCCAAGGGGTTGTAGCATAGCCTCATTGAAACAGTGCGGGCACTTCATAGGACAACCTTGGAAAAAGATAACGGTTGCCACTTCCCCCGGCCAATCAGTTAAAGATACGTTCTCCATGCCTCCATAGTACATTTTCATTTTAGTTCTCCTATACAAATATCGCATAAGTCATCAAGGTGGTCTTTGTTGTCGTTATTCTTAGTAAAAAATTTAACATCCTTACTCTTCTTACATTTCTTACATATCTTTTCCATCATCGTGCCTCATAAACAGTTCTGTAGCTTTTGCAGCGTTCCATCGTGGTTTAAATATTCCGTGCTCCATCATGCCCGCTGCACTCAAGTATCCTGTTATACGTGCAAAGATGATAAGCTTTTCGCCTCCGCATTTTTCGCATTTTTTGGCTATTCCATCGGTGATATGATGGCATATTTCACATTGTGAATAATTCTTACTGAAAGCAAAGTACCCGATATTGGTTTTCTGTGCGATTCTTAGAGCGAAATTCATAAGACTTTCGGCTGAAGGGTTTGACTCTCCAAGCCAAATATGTGAGATGCATCCGCCATCTAAATAAGGCCAAAGCTCGCTTTCTATTTTTATTTTTTTGGATAGATTTATAGGTGCGTCTATGCTTGGTGATATACCATTACTGTAAAATACCGGCAGGTCTCTTGTTTTTCCCTTGGCTATTAGGCCCTTGGCCGTGTACTTGTCTCCCTTTACCGTAAGCTCCGCGAATCCTTTGTACCTATCATCCATCATGTCACAAACTGCGAACCTCTGAGCCGTTGTCTCTGCCGGAGTCCGGGCCAATACAATTTTCATATTATAGGTATCCGAGGCCATTTTGCAATATTCACTCATTTGTGCCAGGATGCTTTTTGCCAGGTCTCGCGAGTTTTCACTTTCATGTAGCTGCTCACAAGTGAAATGCTCCACCATCTCATTTAGGCCTACAATACCCATTTCAAATACTAGAGACTTGAAATCTGTGAATCTTACCCCTTTTGGAGTAATCTGATTGATGTAAGATAAGCTTCCATTTGCCGCCTGATCCATGATCAATTTTTGCTTTATCTTAAAGATCTCCACCGCCTTATCCATCATGTCATAGATCCGTGCTATGAGTATCTTTTTATCGCCGTTAGCCTGGTATGCGCACCTTGGAAGGTTGATACTTACTACCTGCATACCTCCGAGCTTAAAATGCTCACCACCTACAAAGTTTAGTTTTTTGTTAAATTTGTTATCTGTTTTATCATCAGATTTGAAGCTATATGCGCAGCATTGGGTACACGAAACAGAATTTTCTTTGTTTTTACCATCAATAAGTAAATTATCGAAGTAAATTGTTCCAAATTTCGCAGCAACTTCAAATGCCATTTTATATAATTCTTCATATGTAGGTACGTCTTCATCCATCTAAATCACCATAATGCCTTATTCTATGACAATTTGCACATAATAATAAAAATTCTGTTGGGTTATCTATAATATATTTGTAATACTTTTTATAATTTCCAAATGTTTTGAATTGTTGGCTTCCTCCGCCATTGATATGGTGTGCGTCTAATACTCTAATATCCATAGTTCTACAATCTACACATTTTTCGCCTAATGCCATAATAACTTGAATACGAAGTTTTCTATAATTTAGTTTATCTCGTTTTTTATATTTATCTGGATATTTTTCTCTATCTTCTTTCTTATTAACTAATATATCATCTTTGTTTGTAAGATATCGTTCTTTATCGTATTCATGAAAATAAGTTATATGATCTAATCTATACTTCTTATTGTATTCTGTTTTATCCATGATTATTCCTCCAAGAACTTTTTCTCGATACTTACTTCCAACTTGGGAAAGGGGTAAGGTTTGTTTCGAATATCGCCCTGTAGTGATATTTCCATCAAGGCCTTAAACATAAGCCTTACTTCTTTTTCAAAGTCGCCGTAGGTCTTCTTAGGATACCTGATGTAATCCGAGTAGATCCCCTTATCCATCTTTCCATAGGGTTGAGTCTCACCGTCCCATAGAATCCCCTTCCAGACTACCGGTACATCCTCAAGTATCTTAGGTACTCCAGGAGATATATTAATTGAGCTGAATATGGTTTGCCCGCCTCTTGATATATACATTTGATTCAATTCATACATCAAAAGCTGCATCATCTGTTTAATTCCTTTATAATCCAGCTCTGCCATGAAGGGGCTCAGGAATACAAGCCCATACAGTAGGCCTTGCCCTCCGGCGTGTTGTGTTTGGCTCATAGCAAGAGCTTTAGCCGCCTGAAGTATTGCTACGTCAGGGTGCATTGCCGGGCCTGCATCAATCGCTCCATGCCCTCCGTCGGGCATAAACCCATACATCAGAGTAGGCCTAATATCTAGGCTTCGGCAAAATGGCCGGGTACCGAAGTACTCCAGGTCGTGAATGTGTAGGCTACCATCGATATGAAGCTGTGCCAGCTCTTCAGGAAGCATCTTAAGATAGAAGTCCTTAGATACCAGGTCCGCTATTTGCTTGTGCTTGGTTTCCGGGTTATTGGCTAAATTTGCGTTTTCTGTTGCAGCTCTTCCCGCCATTATGTTTCGTAGATCTCTAATAGAGAGTCCTACCATTGCGTCGTTATCTATAATTCTCATTTTATATCACCAAATTTATCTAATTTTTGTTGTCATCGTATCTCCTTTTTCTTCCTCTTTAACATCCCTAATAATATTGATAACTCAAATGAATTATGTATCCTTAGGGGTGCTTCCGCCTTCTTATTATACTTCTTGTGAACTAATATAACTTGTTTAAAATTCGAGAACATTGGGCTATCATCGATGACATAATCTCCCTTCTCCAGGTGGTCTAACTTATCGTTAGCATCTAGGGTATAGGTGATAGTGTAAGGTACTGTAAGATGGGCTTTTAGCCATGCTTCAGTATAAGGCTTCCAGGCCTCAAGCTGCGATGTTAACAGAGTTAACTTAGGCCATGTATTGAAATACGGCAGGTACTCCGTTGGTTCCGCTTCTAACAGAACATTAAGGTTTTCATTAACTATCTCTATTAGGCTTTGCATCTTATCGTTTTTCTGGTGCCAATACTTCGCAGGTTTCCCAAAGCATTTCACATCTAAGAGCCTAAGGACACCATCAATATCGACATAAATATTATTTACCATGAATTTAAACCCTCTTTAACAGTCTTATTTGCCCACGAATCCAAATCAATCAAGGCGTCCATAGGTGTCTTGTATTTCATTTGAAGCTTCTTTATCGTATCTTCTCCAACACCTGGTATTTGTATCAATAGTTCACGGGGATTACCACATTTTATACTTGGTTTAGGATTTTGCATAAATTCCATGTTTTCAGCCAAGTACATGATGCTTAGCAGGCTCTCGAATCGGCTATGTGTAAAGTAAATCCAAGTTTCACGCTCCATTTCATTTGTTAAGAACCTAACGTAAGTTTGAATTTTTATTTCTGGAGTTAAATCACTACCACGATATAGATATAAGTCGGGTTTTCCCTCGAAGGTTTTAAACCGGCCTTCGATCATAAGCATAGCTCTGTCTGCTTCCTGCCTCATATGCCAAAGCTTTTCTTTCAGGTCTCCTTTGCCATAGTTCGAGCAAAAGTCAGCTACCGCCTTTCTTTCTATTAACATGCTTTTGCCGTTGGAGTCAATACGGTAATCCCCATATTTTAATGCTTTATACTCTATTTTAATGTTATCAAATCTACCTCCAGCCATGATTTTATCCATTAAAGGTTGTACTTTATCTAGTTTTTCTCTAGAATCAATAATAAGTGAAATTGCCATTTGCAAAGTCTCCATAAACTTCTCTAGCTAAAAATTTAGGCATTTACCACCTCCCACTCAGGTATTCATCCATCAATACGTTGTACGCCGCTGCCTTTTCCAGGAATTTAGCTGCGAACTCCTCGCTTTCTGCCTGAGAATAATTTAGTATTTCAGGTAGTCCATCGGGATTTCTGTCAGCCCTATTATTTGAATCCAGGATATAAAGCCTGGTGCCGGTTAGTTTTTTCTTCCGCCCTAGATTATAAGCATGGAAATAGGCTCCTAACTGCAGGGTATAATGCTTGTAGAATGCGCCGGTTTTAATATCAGATATTCTCGAACCTTCGAGCATATCAACTTGGCCTGCATATCTATTAACCGGGTCGTATACTACAAATTCCACCTTGATATTAGTTGCAGACAAAGGCTTGCATATATCCCACATTGTATTAATTGCATTTAATTTTGCATTTATTATATCATCATCCCACGTAAATGATACATCGGGTACTACCATGTTTGGTTCATATTCCCGGAGGCATTCAAAGTGCCCCAAGGTGCCTATTGATAGGTAATCGTTGGTGAAATTTTTTCTATCTGTTTTAAATCCTGATATAATACTAGTAACGGAAGGAAGATAGATACCTTTTATACGGTACAATCTTCCAATAGGTGTTCCAAATACAGTATATTTTTTCGTTATCATCATATCTCCCTTCTTTTATGGTTACATATTCTATTTATATGATCTACAAATTTCAAAAAACGAGGTAAGAGGGGTTGTGGTTTTGGTCCTGTTTTCATTTAGTTGCCTCTTGTGCGGGTCCGGGTCTTCTTATAAACCCTGATTTAGGCTCTGCTTTTTCTGGTGTTGCTGCTCCATGAGTAGCCACGTTAGCATCATCGTCAGGCTCTCCAGCTAATCCAAGTATGCTTAAGAGTGCATATCTTCGGCCATAGGTGATAGCACTGCCTATCCCTTGTGGATCAGTTTTGACGGGTTTAAGAGTTAATGCCGCCGTTTTCAGGTATTCCCCGGAATCATGCATGAGGATAGTCGATATGGTAGCGAAAGATCCATCCCCGGATGCTTCTTGTAGTACTACAAGTCCATTCTCAGCTAATATAGGTCTAACCATAGCAAGAATTTCATCTAGTGGAGCATATTTGCTCTTGAAAAATGGATTCTTTGCGGTGGTTGTTGGGTTTTGTATCTTCTCTTGTACCTTTACCAAGGCCTTGGTTATGGCCGTTACTGTAGGTGAAAATTCCATTTACATCAGCTCTCCAACTTGATCAAATATTTTTGTTATTGCATCAACAAATTCGTTTACTCCGATTATTGCTAATGATACTACTTCCACCTCTATTATGTGGTTTTCCTCATAGTCACAGTAGGTCTCCATGAGACCGCCGCAATCCATAACAAAATAGCATTTTAGGCATTTTTCTTGCATAATATTATTCTCCTTATAATTATTGATAAAAAAATTGGCGGGAAAACCCCCCGCCTTGGTCTCTATTTCAATTCAATCGGGAATATTCACCGATACGAAAGTAGCCGGGTCTAGGTGTAGGTACCCATCTTTCAGGATAAGCCTAGCCATAAACTCATCACCCTCGTGCAAGTATTCTCCAAGCTGAAACGGGCCTGTTATCTCCGGGCCGAGTGTCTCCAGGAACTTTTTGAATGCCGCCCACGGGGTATCATTCTCTTCTGTAAAGAAGGCAATATCCGACCTGCTCCAGCCTTCACCTTCATAGTAGAAGTTCCTGCCGGAGGGGGTATGCGTAAGGTAAAGCATGTACTTGTTTGCGAACTTTGCCTTAGGTTTTCCGCCCTTCCTGGTGTCAGGCTCCATAGCGTCTACAGCTTCCTTTTCCTCTTCTGTGAGAGTAGCGTACTCTTTCCATGCTAGTTCGCCTACTTCCTCAGAGAACCTCATTACCAGCTTCTCCACTACATTTACTGCTACCAGCGTTACTATAATGTCTTTGCCCTGGTGCAAAAATGTCTCATCTACTTCAGTCGATTCTTCCGGTCCCTTAAATCCCATAACTCTCTCTAATCCATTCACCATGTAATTCACCACATTCCACATTTGCTAATTATCAAGCTGGCGGTTGTTAATTGCGGACTACGCCCGCACCTCACTGCCAGCATTACCTATACCACAGTCATACTATAAAAAGGTATTGCTCAGAGATGCTTTTCTGCCTTACAATTGCAGCATCTCCAAAAGCCCTCATTCTTCATCTTATTGAAGACCCTCATTCCTTCTCCATACGTTTTATCCATGTACTCGCTCTTGCAGATGTACGATGCTACCTTCGTAGTTCTCGCTTGTGCTTCTTCTTTAACCATGATTTTATCTCCTTTTTCTGATTAGTCCACATTCAATACATACTTTATCTTTGCCGTCGCTTCGTACCTCACCTTGGCACTCTTCGCATACTCCGGCCTTACTACCTACGTTGCTTCCTCTATTTAAACCCTTTGCATGATGCTTGTAGCGGTCCTTTGCCGGTACTTTATGCTTACCTTGAGCTAGATGTAGCTCATGGTTCTCTTTGTTCATTTGTTCCGCAAATTCTTTTGCCAGGTCGCCTATCGTCGTTACCATACTCCACCTATACGCACCATGAGGATATAAGTCTTCCGCCACTAGGTTGTAAAAATAATAAAAAAGGTTTTATTTGGTTGCTAACATAAGGTCGATATGTCTCATTATCCGGCCTACTTCCATGTCTGCAACCTTGTAAGCCTGTTGTAATTCAGTTACAATAGGGGTTATATCTGCTATTTGGTCTCTGAGTTTTGATGCTTTTTTCGACTTAGATTCTCCAAACTCTGCTAGCTCATTGCGAAGTGCTACGAACTCATTTTCTTTCTCAGCTAACATCTTATATGCTTCGATAAGAATATCATATCTCGTATCTATTTCTTCTTGTGAAACGTCTATCATTCATCCTCCATCATAAAATTGTTTAGAGCCAAGATCCTTGTCCTGGCTTTAATCCGGCTGCTTGTATCTGAGCATCGGTTAAATCGTTAATTGATGCTGCTTGTATGATATGACTAGGCAATGCATCAACGATAGGTTTTGGTGTACTATTAAGGCTACTATTTGATGAGTTTAATGGTTTTGTGGGATCTGTCGAGTTAAGGATACCGGCCCACGGATCTTCATTATCCATGCTATTAGTTGATGCACTATTTGATCCGTATTGCCGATCCATAATAGCCACGTAGAAGGGATCGGTGGTCTTCAGGCTCGGGTCTGGAGGTATGTATGGTACTCCGTGGCTTCCAGATCTTTGATCATATGCCATGCTTGGTACTACCAAAATCGCGATTGCGATTAAGGCCAAGATAAATCTGCTTGTCTTCATTTTCCTCACCGACTCCCTATACATCACTATGCTATTTATACCTTTTGCTTAGATTTTTTGAATAAAGCAAAGTGCATAATAATTTGGCATTGATGCTATTGCATTTCCGTTTAATGCTGTGCCTTCTGCTCCACTATGCGTATGCCCTGAGTTACTGCCTGCGCTTGCTGTCGTTCCGGTGTTCGTAGTTATATCTACGTCTACCGGATAATTGGAAGCATGATCCCATAATCTCATCGCGCTTGTCACTGGTATTACATCGATGAATGGATGTGTATGCGCGGCCATTTCATTTATAGTTAAAACGTGCGCGTCTACCGTTATCGTTCCAGTTGCAGTAAACGTTGTAGATCCGCCTGCCGTCCCTACATTATAGGTATTCCCCGCGCCAGGTACCATTTTCCCGCGAAGGTCCATAGTTCCAGATGTTCCGTCGCACAAATGCCAACCTGCAGGAATGGAGGCCACTGATCCATACCACCAAATTATTAAACCCGTGGCAATTCCAAGCCCCGCGAAGCTATTACCATGCTTGTTTCCACTTGCATAGTAAAGCAAATCTGCATCAGAGCCAGATCCTGGCCCATCGTTGCCTGAATACCAGAAAGTAGCCTGCATTTGGGTTTGGGTATAATAAAGTGTATCATGATTATGAGCTAAAAAATAAATATCAGCATCATCATATTGTGTTTCAAGATTATTAAGTAGCGTCGGAGTTAATACGGTGCTGCTAGTCCATGTAGGATTTTGTATATATGCCATATAATAACCTCTCACCGACACTTCATTATATAATATAAACTTCCATATAAAGGTCTTGGATCAAAGCTACTAAGACTTGCTGTAGATCCTGCGTGCGTATGCGTACCATCACCTGATGTTTGAAAGTTAATAGTAGCACTTTGTGTACTTACTCCAGTATAGCATGAGTAAGCATAACCATGCCACTGTTGTACTGTAGTGCCGTATTCAGTGTAACCGTGCGTATGTGCTGGTAATTCCGCCGTTAGAAGCTGATGCGCTCCAATAGTTACGCTTCCTGTCGCTGTTATGGTTCCATTCCAGGTTCCAGGCCCTCCAGTGTCTCCAGGATTGTAGCTTCCTCCAGCTCCAATTATGAACTTTTCTTGTAATGGAGGGGTCGTGTATCCGGCGTGCGCCGAACCATCGCAGATAAACCACCCTGTCGGTAATGGATATACATCAGGATCGTTATACCAGATCATTATCGCACCAATAGGTAGCATAGTGGTTAAAATATCACTTAAATGCAGTCCATCGATCTTATCAGCATCAAATCCGGTATAAAAATTCAGGGAAAAGAATGTAGTGTCTGATATAGTTTCAGTAAAATATCGGTCGTCGTGAACGTGCACATCTATGATAGTTTTCATTTCCGTCCACTGTGTTTCAAGATGATTGAATAAAGCTCCAGATAATAGATCCGAAGTTGTCCAATTATGTTTGTCGTACATTTAGAATCCCTTCATTATATAACAGAGTGCATAAAACGGCGGCCTCTTATCTTGGTTTGAAGTACCTGCCAAACTCGCGGTATGCCCGTGGCTTATACCGCTTCCGGTACTTGTGGTTACTGAGCCTGGCGTAGTTGTACTGTTTACTATATAGCCGCCACTACTTTGATCAACCGGCTGGCTAACAAAAGTTGTCGGATAATAATCTGTTATTGTACCATGCTGATGTTTTGCGATTTCCGCCGCCGTTAATGCATGTCCTGCAACAGTTATTGACCCTGTTATAGTTACTGTATCTGATCCACCTATAGCACCATACGAATAATTTCCGCCTGATCCTACAATAAACCGATCCTGCATGTTAGGCGTTGAGTTATTGCCATCACAAAGATACCACCCTACCGGAATAGAGCCTTTGGAGCTATACCAGATACCGATACATCCCGCTGGAGTGCCTGCATCTAATATTTGCTGAGTCGTGAATCCATCGAGGGTCGCGGCTACAAGTTCCGTTCCAGAACCATCATCAGCCGCTGTAAAGTAAGTGCTATCGCAATGAGATTTTGTATAATATCTATCGGAATGTGTCATAGCATCAATATAAGTAGTAGTTGAAGAATAAATAGTCTCTAAGTTATTGAGTCCATTTACCTTAGCAGTAGTACTCATATTATTCTCGTTCCATTGGGTTATCACATAAACCACATTACCACCACCTTTTTATAGTTTAACATGAGTATATTAATCATGAAAGAAATCTCCTTAACTCAGGGTAAAGTAGCCCTGGTAGATGTTATAATACCTTAATTTTTATGCCCATTTGTTGTCAGTCACGATAAATTGGATAATTTCTAGTGCATTTTTAGTATGGCTATAAGAGAATGTATCTAGCAAAATTCCAGATCCTATAACATCTGTTGCTGCAGATCCGCCGTACATCTTAACAGTCGTCCATGAGCCATTTGCCGATCCTGAAGGTATGATGCAAATAGTCGTTATCTTATTGGATAAAATAGTTTGCGAAGTTCTGTAGCGCCTAAAACCGCCCGAAATATTAACTTCCAAGTACTTTATCTCATCACCTGATGCAAAACACGGCCACCCTGATGTAGAGGGGGTTGTAGTCAATCCTAGCATGGTTACACCTGAGAATATGTTAGGGGAATCTCCAACCAACCAATTCTTTGATAATGGTACTGGAATAATAATCACAGTACTCGATGCCGTGCTTGCTGCCGGTGCTTGGGATTGTGATAACGATAGGAATACCTTAACCCAATAATCTTCCACCGGGCCGCTCGCTAGTGTTACATCAAACCATGTATAGCCTTTCTCATCTCGCGTCTTTATTTGTGTCACTAAACATCCTACGTGAACTAAATCGTGCTCTGGAGACGTTACATATTGTAATTGGCCCGCTGCAAGCCCTGGCTCACTGGTAGTATATGTTATCTTGTCGCCTACTACTGCATACTGAGCTAGTAGCTTGTTAGCCTGCAGGATTAAACTGTCGGATGTCTTAAGTGCGGTTTCCTCTTGAATATTCTCTACATATCCAGTGCCGCCGCCTTCTATTGCCTGCCTAGCTAAAATTGCATCAAAATCAAGAGATACAGCCATGATATCATAATTACCTTTATATACCATTTTTATTATATCTCCTACATAGCCGGTACTCGTAGGTAGCAATTTTGTTCCAGAGTAATCTTGTGATATGGTATTATCTCCCTCGGACCAATACCAATCTTTACTAGTATCAACCGATTTTATGCCTACTGTTTTAGCTACATAAGCTCCGCCGTTTAAGCTAACATATACCAAGGGTGCCTCTGCTATCGGATATCCAACGGGAAAAGTTGTAGTATTACCGTCACCGGCTGCGCATTCTGTTTGAGCATCAGTAGTATTTTTTCCGCCCTTCATATATTGGTAATCTCGAAATTCCGGGTTTCCACTGACTACTGTTAACGAATTATTTTTAACATAAGGATAGTTATCCCCTACCTTTTCAATATCGAACGGTGCCGGGTATGTAGTCCGGGGTATGAAGTAAAACTTCTTATCTGCAGATATGAACCATGTATAACCTGCATATGTGGCGCATTGATCCAGGAAAGAATTAACCATGCAGGTAAAAGCTTGAGTAATCATCACTGCCGGACTAGTTACGATAATAGCACCTAGTGATATTCCTTCTGCCATTAATATATTAGTGAAAACATATGACACCATTTCAGAGACTTCGGTATTAATCCAGCCCTTGATAATGGCTCTCTTATCTGCTTTGTAATGGTTATCGACGCAAGCTACTTTATGATACATCGCGCCTCCACCACCTTCTAGCATGGTCTCCGTCGAAGAATCCACATAGCCAGAAAACATAAGAGCATTATCGTCGCTGTCTATGATAGTAACGGGTTGCCCTTTGCTCCAGTGATAAGCTCCTAACTCATCCCATACTGTGACATCGAGAGTGGACCTATCCTCCACCTTGTCTACTATGACGGTTTTTTCCATAAGATTCAATAGGCTAAACGCCGGAAAAATTTGACTAAGAGGCAATGCCGCGAGTGAGCTTAAAGTTACCGCTGCTATACTGTTTAATAGAGGTGAGGAGTATAAAATATCACTTCCTATTTGTACTAATAATTTCGTCATTATGCTCACCTAGATGTATGCGCATTCCGCTATTAGCAAGGTCGGAGGAGACGGAGCCGCGCCGTTCGCATATATAGCGGTACAACTCGCGCCGGAGACTTTGGTATTCAAATAATACGTAGTGTCCGCGGCCACTAATATATTAAGTGACATATAAGCTCCGAGGAATACATTTGTTTCCGCCAATACGTAAACGGTTTGCGTAAAGCTGGTATTTGACTCTGAGTTATTCGCGGTTGACAGCGTCGCAAATATCCACAGTGCGCCGGAGGCCGCCCTGGTCGCTTGGATCTGATCTTTCCATGAGACCCTCCAGGCCCCAATAGGTATAGGGATATTGATAGTCCCGAGGTTATACCAGACGTCCGAGGTCGGAGACGCTTGAGTCGCGACGGTCGCGTTCGATACGACTATCTGCCATTTGGTCTTATCCATCGGGAAGCCCGTGGGGATGTTTACCATACTGTAAAACGTCGCACTGATCGCGCCTCCGGCTAGAATATAATCGGTCCCGCCGTATACGGTTATGGTAGTGTTCGGGTTCGAGTATGCGACCTTAACAACTATGAAATATTTAACCGCGCCGTTGTCGGTTAGCTTGATCCTCATTCCCGGACTGTATTTTGTGGTCTTATCCGTGGCGATCGTGAAAGTGTAGTTTGGCGCGGCCGCGCTGGCGTACGTCCATGTCTCACCTGAGGCTATCCATCCATCCGAGGCTGCAAGCTGTGAATTTAATATACCACCTGATAATTTATCCTGAGAAATTGATCCAGCTAATTTATCATTTGTAATAGATCCTGCTAATTGAGTATTAGTTATTGAAATATCACTACCTAGCAATTTTGCAAATGTTATACTTCCCGCTAGCATAGCGTTGGTAATGCTTAGATTTGCATTAACTGTAGGGTATATCTGAGTCCAAACTGCCGCGCCTACCCCGACGCTTTTAGCAATAAAGATAGTATTTCCTGTAGTGTTATACCAGTGAGCCCCTACTACATAGCCTTGACTGGAGTCATTGCTTACCGTTGGGTCTATGGTTGCAGCCCAGTTACATTTAGCCAAAGCTGCATCTAAAGTATTTAAATCAGTTCCTAAGTCAGTGTAAAATGTTAATCCTAGTTCAAGCCCTGATGGTATGTGAAAACCATTCCTATTTGTCACCATTTTTATCTCTCCTTTAAAAAATATTTATGGACTGCCTAATGCGTATGCAGTCCACCGCGTCTTAATTCTTGAGTGGCATTTTCCATTAACATGTTAGTTACTTCATTTCCATCCAGGTAAATCTTGTTAATTACTTCTACTGATAATTTACCTTCTGGATTCATGTTAAGGTTGCCACTATTATGTTCTGCCACTAGTCCCATTATTGTTTCAGTTATATTGTTAGGGAGTAGTAGTTCTCTTCCTTTTTCGCCTGCGATGATATTGCTAGGCTGATCAATGAGTGCGCCTTTTGCACCCCACGAACTCGCATCGTTTTCTCCAGCCCAACCATATGAATCCGAAGAAGAGGATGAGCCTGAATATAAGGATGCTGTTTGATCTCCGTTCAATGGGTTCGCATAAGATACTACGCCGGACGGCGACGTATACTTTAAAGCGTTTACTAATACGGTATCACCTAAACAGGTCACAGTCGTATAGTTTGCTGACCCATCCGGGTTTATAATAGCGCCGTTGGCATTAACTGAAGTAGTTCCGCCTCCGTTGCTACTTGATCCCCCGCTATCGAAAAATCCAGTAAATGCACCATCAACTCCCTGCTTAAAATTTAGTGATACTTGGTTTATCGTGCCAGCTAAACTACTGAATGAGTTATAAACTTGGCCTGCTCCAGTAGTGAAGGTATTTGTTCCTGTTGTCATACCGTTTAATGCTGCCGTGCCGCCTGATGTCATGCTACCGCCGGCTGATGTTCCGCCTGCTACTGTAGCTGTCGCGCCTTGTGATGCTCCGCTTAGGTTATAAGCTCCGGCTGATTTGCCACTTTGCATCCATGAGTCGCCGCCTGCAACCATCTGAGCCTTAAACTGAGCTGATGTTAAGCCCATCGAAGTTCCAAAACCGGTTGCCGCTGTGCCTATTCCAGTTGTTAAGACTTGGCCTCCAGCAATAGCGTTAGCTTGGGCTACCTGTCCTATGACTGCTATGTTTTGGCCTGTTGAAGTTAAGCCAATAGCCACGGCTTGTCCACCATTGCTAATGAAATTGCCGCCTATCTGTGCGCCTAGTTGTAAAGCTGTGGCTGCATACCCGCTATATTGTACTTGGGTTTGCCCGGTTTGTGCTGCCGCTGCCGCGCTAGCTGCATTTATTGCTTGGCTTGTGTTAAAGAATCCAGTTGATGCACCGTCTACGCCTTGCTTAAAGGTTAAAGTTGCATCAGTGACGCCGCCTTTAAATGCTTCTGCTGCCGTGGTTACACTAGTCGCGCTAGTCGTATCTGCAGTTTGCTGTGCTTTGAGTTTGTCGGCCCAAAGTCCACCGGCTGCATTTAAAGTTGAAGTATATGCCGCTGTCATTGCGTCGTTTTTGGTTTTAGTGTCCACAAGTGTGCCTGCAAAAAAGGTTCCTAAAATCTTGCTTAAGTTATCTGATGAGTCTACTGGTGTATTAGTTCCTTCATTAGGGAATGTTGCTGCTTTCCCTGAGGGTGTTTCAAATTGTTGGGTATTATCGTTCCAGGTGCTGCCTGAGGTACTTGTATCTTTAGTATTAGCGTTTTCGTTAGCAAATACCACCGGTTGACCGGAAGGATATTCAAATTGTTGGGTATTTTCGTTCCATGTTCCGGTACTACCTGATCCTATGGTTTGCGTAGTAATTCCGGTATTAGATGATTTACCTACTGATCCAAGTGCACCTTTGGCTAACATTTGTGATAATGCATCGTTTATCTGAGCATTATTTATTGCAGTTCCTATATTAGAGCTAGAACTTCCTACAGTTTGCGTATGTGCTGCGTTTAATTCTCGTTCTGTTTCCGCGTCTACGCTTGCTTGATTTGATGCAGTGCTACTTGCATTTCCTGTGATATAGTTATATACGTTTACGGCTGCATCATACCACCCTGTAAGAATGCCTTTAATCGTTGCCTCGGCTGCGTTTAGTCCACTTACGATTGCATTACCCATATCAATGCCCGCACCGACGAATCCAGATACTACCGATGCCATAGTAGTAGCGAAAAAGTCATGTACTTGCGCGATAGGCATTTGTATTTTATCATATATGCCTTGGCCTATTCCTTCAGCAATTTCCATTGCTAACTTACCCCAATCTGCCAACGTGCCAAATGCGTTTTCCACAACTTGCCAGAATCCACCATGAGCTGATATATAATTAGAAATAGCATCATAGAGTTTCCCGGCGACCCATCCAAGACCGCTTAGTACACCGCTTAAAGATGTTCCTATTTCATCTCCTATTTTTGTTGGTCCTCCACCTGTAATCCAATTTTGCGTAGCAGTATATAATCCATCCCACATTTTTACAGCATATCCAACATAACTTGATCCTATACTAGACCAATCTACGCCTTGCAGCATTTTTATTACTGCATTTACTACATTTGTTGCTGTTGTAACTCCAAAGTCAATAGCTCCGAAGAGTGCATTACCTAGTTTTTCTCCTAAGTTTAGATTGGTTGCCGCATTGATTGCGTTAGGTATTTGGTTAAGTGCATTCTGTATTGCAGATAATAATCCTGCTCCAATACCAGATAAATCACCCCAAACTTTACCCCAATCGATACCAGATAACTTTTGGCTTATCCAGTCTCCAACCTGGCTTAATGCTTCAAGTGCTCCTTTAATACCGGTTTCAATGCCGGATATTAAACCGCCAAAATCAAACTTAGATATACTATCAAATGCGCCTTCTAGGGCCTTGGTTATAATGTCTCCTACTGATCCCCAATCTCCACCGGCAATAGCACTTTCAACCGCTTTAACCTGCCAAGCAAAGTCATTAAATGCTGATATTCCGGCTCTTAATGCAGGTTCTAGTATTTGGCCTAAGCCATTTCCCATATCAGTTGTTCTTGCTGATGCTATGGCTTCTTGGTTGCCTAGTTCCTCCATTTGCGTGTTAAAGAGTGTTTGGGTTGCTGTAGTATCCTTACTATTTTCGTTTACTGTTGCTAAGGCTGCGCTATAGGTATCCGTGTTATCAGCCATTTTTAATATGGTTGATGCATTTTGCTGTCTTAATCCGAGATCTTTTAGAAGTTCTGATTTATCGGCTGTGGATAACGTTGTATTAGCATGCAGTGCAACGGCCATTTTTTGCATAGTTCCTTGATAATCGTTACCCATATCCTGAGCTAATTGTGCGCCGGATTCCCCAAAGACTTGCTGTATTTGGTCTAATTTTCCTTTTGCTATTTCGGCTGCATCAGTAGGAATTATTTGATCTGGTGTTATTAAAACTCCCTTGGAGGTTTTGCCTTTTATGGTTTTAGTTTTATCCGCTGCATCTTCTAAGGTACCCATTTTAACGGCCATAGCCTGAGTATCTGCATATGCACTACTCATTGCTTGGGACGCATCTCCGCCTGCCGCCATGATTGCGGTAGCGAATGCTGCTGATTTCTCCGGGCTTTCACCCATCATCTTATTCATATTTGCAGTTTGTGTTACTACATCTGCAATAGCTGTAGATTGAATTCCATACTTATTCGTGAGTGCTACTAAGGCATTTCCATATTCCGCTGATTGATCAGAATTGTATCCGTATACTCTGCCTAATGATGTATACAGTGCTATAGTTTGCGCTTGGGTACTACCTGTTGCTATTGCATACGTGTTCATGCTATCAGTAGCTTTGGAAACTGCATCTACTGAATGCGCACCTAACGCACCGGCTGCTTCTGCATAAGATTGCAGTGTCGCGGTACCCGTGCCTGAGAGATCGGATTGTGTTCTTAACTGATCATTTACTTTGCCTACTCCGTCCGCGTTCATCTGGAGCATTTGCGCTAGTTCCGTGTTTTGTGATGTAAATGATGACCATGCCGCGAGTGATTCCGTTACGGCCTGTACTGCCGCATTAAAGGCCTTTGTAATGATCTGGGCAGAAAGTATACCTGCTACTATATCTCCGATTCCGGCTGACGCACCAGCGGAATCGACTTGCATCGTCATCGGTTTTTCGATTTCACTTGCTGCCGATTGTGCCTGACTTTTGGCGTCTGCTAGAGACGAAGTTAAAGCTGATGTATCCCCGGAGATTCTAACTGACACCTCACCTACCTCGATAATGATTCCTCCTTTTTTATATATATTTAATAGTAACTTTTATATAGGTTGAATGCATAGTATATATCGAGGTGCAATACTATGATTGAAGTTGTTTTGACTCAGGGAAAAGTAGCCCTGATAGATGACATTGATAAAGATATTACTGAAAAAAAGTGGTTTGCGCATAAAAATTGGAATGTATTTTATGCTAAAAGAAATACTCAGATGACAAATGGAAAAAGGATAACAATTAGAATGCATCAAATTATAAACAAAAAAACCGGCATATACTAAGACGATTTTTTGTCTTTTATATATACCGGTAGATCTACACCATGCTCTTTTAGACTCTCTTTAAAGTCTTGTTTTTCTGGTTCTTCGGATGTTTTATTATATTCGTTCCATGTAGGATACGATTTTGGATTCATTAAAGCTATATTTATTAGTTTTGGAACTTCCCAATTTGACCAGCGTTGATTTTCCATAGTTTTTGATAATCTTTGAGAATACCAAGCTACCTCAAGCATAGTTAAATCGTCAAATTCCCAAGGCATTAAACCTAATTCCATTGCTAATTTGTCATAAAATCCCCAATTTATAGGAGTATGACAATTCAGTTTGGGCTGTCGGTTTTCTTCTCAGATTCCTTTGCCATTTCCTTAAGCTTTTCTGAGTCGATACCATATCCTGCAAAGAGTGGAATCATTAATTCATCGGCTAATTTGCCGGATCTTGTTCCGTTGTCAAGTTCCATTGCAAGATAATTGTCTATCATATCATCAATAGAGTCCTCATCCATAGCCTCATCCTTAGACCATGCAAGACCCCAGAAGATAACCCAGGATAATACAGTTCTAAGGCCTATGGCCCTAGTAATGTCGTTTAACGCGATCCTGCCGAGGTAATGCTCTCCATAGATTACCTTTCCGCCAGATGCTTCCATTTTCTTAATTATCTTAGTAGGGAATTTAAAGGCTTTAACCATCTTTCCATCATTGGAAAAGTTTATTACATGTACCATTTCTAACAATCTCCTCTTAGTTTTAAGCCGAGAACCCGCTCGGCTACGGTTTTTGAATATCATTTCATAACGTCCTTTAGCTTAATCTATACCATAGAGCATCATCACTTTGGAAAGTGAGTGTACCTTTGATAACTTCTGCAGGTGGAAAACTATTATCTGCCGATTCTAAATAGCAGTAGCCTTCGTACCTCATATGAGCGGATTCTACATCATAAATTATCGCTATGAGTGGTACTCCAAATTTTGCATGATTATCTTCGATATCAAGACCACCGACGAAGTTTTGCACTGTGAAAGCTACCGGTACTCCAGTACCATCACTGCCGGATGCTAAGTCAACGTGTACTCCGATAGCTCTAACTGCAGGTGATAAGTTTGCTAGTGCCATGATTTCGTTAGCTGTCCTAGATGTTCCTATAGATACAGTGATATTGGTTCCGACTACTGCCACTCCGAAAGTTCCGGCTGCATACGTTATCGTGCAGGAATTTCCAGCTACTCCACCAGGCATATGCCACCAAGTTAAATCCTTGTTAGAGGCCTGAGCTGTGCTATATGCTGCATTGGTGAGCATAATAAACTCATCCAGGGTAAGACTCCATGATCTTAATGTCGGATATCTCCGAGTGAATAAGTCTCCTAATAGTGGTATTGCTACTAGATTAACTTTGTCTGCTATTTTTGCCACTGAGCCGCCTATCGCTTTTGTGATAGTCGTGTAATAGGTTGCTGTGCATGATACGGTGTCGTCTACTGATAACGCTGGAATTACTATTCTTCCGCCTGCATATTGAACTTCAGAAGGTGTTAGTGCTAACCATGATCCTGTACCGCCAGCCTTATACCAGAAAGTCGCGGCTGCAGTTCTTACCAAATACCGCTTAGTGGGATCGGTAATCTCATAACAAGTATGCACCGCGTAGTATGGATCTGCTCCTATCTCATTCATAGGCTCGTTTGTTAAAGACCCTGTTGCACCTTTAACGGAATAAACGGCACTTGTCGCGCCGGTCCTCGGCGTGGCTACCATATGAATTCCTCATATTTAATGTATTTAATCATTTGATTCATCTCCAAAACATTTATATAATACCCAAATTGAAAACACCATTTACTTCTTCAAAAAATAAATTTTATAGAGTAACATTGTTAACAAGGATTTAACAAAAGAAAAGGAAATATTAAATTTACGGTATAATACTTAACGTTGGCATCGCTTGAAATCTAGGTCCATATGCCGGATAATTTTTAGTCCATATATTATAAACGTTACCGCTTATATTATGGAACCCCCAATTTTCAAATATTCCGGCGGATGTTCTTGTCGCATTGATTGGTGTTTCGCCTCCGTTTTCAGCACAAATAAAATGTACGTTATCATAGCATTTCATAGTGTAGTATCCATCTGTTTGTCTTGTAAGTAATACCCTATTCCAAATGTCTCCATATGTACCTTCAAAGGTGATTCCGGCACCTCCGGCATTTTGCTCAAACAGGTAATGATTATCGTATGACTGGATATAGTACCAGCTTCCGCTAACTTTAGTTAACTTAAACTGTTCCCATCCATACGGGTACATCCTATTAGGAATTGCATTTGCACCACCACCATTAACAGCACTTAAGAACGGTCCTGTATATCCATTCCTATAGTCAGCTATTCCAAACCTAGCTAATGCCATGTTTTGAGCCGCTACAGTATCCTTAAGATCGAACTTAGTACCATCACCTAGTATTGATAAATCATCCCAATACAATATACCGCAAGTTCTAGGATAAGCCGCTTTTATCAATGCCGGGTTTAATGTATTTCCTAACCATGCCGGTTTATATGCTGCATCGCCGGGTTTGCTTTGACAACCTGATTCTACAACAAATATGGGTTTAGTAGCATTTAAAGCCGCTAATGCTGGATAGGTGTAAGTAATATTTGGATCATTCAAATATGAGTTAGTTGTAATTCTATTAGCATATATCTCATAACCCAAATTATCTACGCATTGGTGAGATACATCTTCAGGATACATCTGTGATAATATGGAAGATCCATTATACAAAATATTTCCATAAGATCCAACTGTAAACCAAAACCTAGCGTTTGAAGCTCCTCTTGTCTTAAACTTATTTACTATATACCTCCATGCATCCTTAAATGTAGTCGGTGTATTAAGTTGTACTCCATTCTCATTTTTTAGGTCTGCATACCAACCCGCTTCAGGAAAATTAACTGGATCATATGGTAATGGCCTTAGTTGTACATTTCTGTTGCCCTCCCAAAAGAATCTAATATGAACTATATGGTCTAAACTGTAGTTCTTTATGTTATCTATTAGAGTATTTAGGGCTGTATCATGACTTCCACTTGTCCAAGTACTATTAATCCAGTTTCGTGGATTATCCCACCTTCCTACAACTGATGAATTGCAGAGCATAAGAAGAGGTTCTCCACCCCTAGAAAATGCAGCATCTAACCAAGCCTTTATAGAAGTCCATGATTCAGCGGGCCACCAAACCAACTTAGGATAAATTGACATTTGTTTACCTACATTAGCCGTCCAATAATCATCATTTGCTAATGCAGCGGTATCTGTCATATCGTCTATTTCATCACCCGAAGGATGATGATAATTATACATTCCCCAATCGTAACTAGATGGCATTTATTCATTCTCCTTTTATTCTTTATTTGTGGTAAACACCACAAACTATTATATGCTTGTAAAATATTTAAGCGTTTTGGTGTTTTTATTCATTCTTTAATATCAAACATAGGGCAAATTTGGGTATGCTCCAAGTTATCAAGGCCACAAACACCGCTTCGCTTAATTCCTTCCTTACAAATTTTGCAGGTATAAAGAAGCTCCATATTATAAAATTCTGCTATGGGTATTTGCCGGTTGCCTATTGGCACAATACTAGAAATAAATGGCACGCACGTATTAAAATAAATGGTAAGCATGTTTCTTTAGGATTATATGATATTGAAGAAGATGCTGCCATTGCATATGATTGTGCAGCCATAGGATATTTCGGAGATTATGCCTTATTAAACATCTTGTTTAAAGACTAATTTATTTTTAAGTGTAAACTAATGCGCTGTTGCACTGTATTACTATTGATGCCTTAGTTACTCCACTCGGATCAAAGGTCTTGTCGAAGCTTTCCACATAGCCTGTGCCAGTGTAGTAATGCGTGCCTGTTGCATCCATGTTAATAACGCATACTATCGTGGTCTTAGCCTTCCATGCTGTATGAATAGCGGCCTGAGCCACATCGTTAACGATATCCATAACCACATCTGCAGATATGGACCAATCTTCAATAGTCGGGAATCTTCGGGTAAATGCATCACCCTGGCTTGTGATATCTACCAGAGTATATTTATTGGGCACCTTCAGAGAAGTACATAGACCGACTGTAGACCCGTTTACCTGCCATTTCGTATTATAGACCGGTGTTGCTGCAACTACCATAATTATCTCTCCTTATATTTTTATTTATTTAAATGTTGTGAAATTGCATACCGCGAGATATCTTAGTTTTGCATCAGAACCCATTAAGGTGCAATGCGATTGTGCGCAATCTATCAAAGTATATCCTGTAATTACTGTATTTTTGGTGAATAATACTCTGATATTTTCGCATAGATCTATCGCGTCAGTAGCGTTCGTATTTCTTACGAGTACTTGGAATCCAGGCTTATTAATATTAGTTCCACCTAGTATACTAATAGGTATTTGGCCTGATGTTCCAGTTACCACTATCACATTATCCGGCGTGTCTAACGGCGCATTCCTAAAAATATCAACGCCGCCTGTGGCATATCCAGCCGAAATAATCGCGGCCATCATATCCTCTGCTATGTCTATCATTGCATCGCCTCTACGCCTTCTTTTATGATATCTATAATATTTTGTTTATTTCTATTAAATGGGTCTTCAAGGTACTTGGCTTTTCCGACCGGGTGATAGAAGTACATTACTTCATGCTGCATGAGAGCATAATCCACCATGCCGCCGCCGAATTTAATTAGCACATCGTCGCCTTCATCCTCGATCCGGCCCGTTGCCCTCATCATGCCAGACTTTACCGGGCTTTCTCCTTGGGCTTCTTCTAGGACTATTTGCGCTCCTTCATGCATTTTAGCTTTTAGTAATGCTTTTATATCCTCTTCTAAGTGATCGTTCCATTTAATTTCAGCCATGAAGATCCCCTACTGTGGGACCGCCGGGTTCGTCACAAATGGAAGCTGTGGAGTTATCTGAGTTACTACTTTTACTTCTCCAGGGTAAGGTGTTGCTGGTGCTGGTACGTCAGGTGTTGGGTTTGCCATAGGTGGTATATCCTGTTTGGCTACTTCCACCAGTGCGGGTACGACTACTTTAGCTTCCTCTACGATAGGTGCTACTATTGGCTCCAGGTTTAAGATCTCTGAAGCTGAAGGGAGTTTGCCTGCTTTAAATTCGCTTACAATAGCCTGTCCCTGAGTGCTTAAGTAAGCTGCCTGAGAATTTTTAACCAGTTCCATTAACTGATCATTGAGTGCGCTATTTCTATGAGATGTAAAGTACTGCAGTGCACAAGCTGTTAAAGCTCCACCAATTGTAGTCTTAATGGTTACGTCTACATTTGGCATAACTGCCAGTGCTATAGTTGCTACTATGCAAAGAATAGCTCCAATAAATCCCTTAAGAGACTCGATTAAAGCTAATAATTTTCCCATTTTACTATTATCATCTGCCATTATTATTCATCTCCTAATATCCATCGATTGTTTCCTTTGTTGGAAGTCCACTTGTTTTCGTAGCGGTAAATTCCGTATACTCTACTAAGTCGGTACCAAGCTGGAAGTGCTTATCTACTTCGCTGTTAACTTTCCAGGCTCCATTTTGTCCACCGATATAGAATACATCGTTAAGATTAACGTTAATATCCTCGTCGATCCTAACTTTGAATATATTTGTTGCATCCAGACCTTTAGTCAGTTGTGAAAACGCTGTCCGTTGGCCTACTCTATGCACCATGCCGTCATAATAAATATAAGAAGTAGTCCAGGTTAGCGGCTCACCGATACGGTTTACCGTTGCTACTGATTTAACCGGGAATACTAGCTTATTATATGTGCCGCCTATCATGCTTTCGCCACAGTGCTATTTTTTACTAAGGTTCCGTCTTTCTTTGCTGTATATCCATCTGGAATCTTTACCACGTTTCCGTCTGCGTTAACTGTATAACCAGGCGGTGCTATATAAACTGCAGATGGAACGGTTTTATCTAATATTAGATCATGATCCAATTCTATACAGAATTGCAGATAATCCTCGGCTGTTGCTACCGCTGGCGTACTTGGATCTGCAGTTAAATGTAGTTCCTGATTGATAATGAACTTTCCGAGTGCCAGTGTTTCAGATTGCGTTATCGGATGCTTTGCGGTTCCTGTAGTGATAACACTTCCCTTAAATTCTGCATTTCCATTTCGGGAATCCATCATTACTACTGCATCGGTCGTTACTCCTAATACCAGAGCAAAGTTTGCGCTACCTGAGAAATTTCCTTTAATGTTAGTTGCTTCCAATTTATACTTATACCCATCCAAAGCAGAATATACTCCCACCTTGTAGGTGTTGCTATATGGCATACCCTTTACGGTCTTAGCATCCGTCACCATGAATGACGAATTGAATGTTAATGGTAATGCCTTACTGTTATCATCAAAACCCCATTGAGCATCCGCCTTATAGTTTACTGTGCCGTCTGCTACTGAGGCTATATCTGTCATACCGTTAAAGTTGCTTCGTTGTTCAAATGCGCCTACGCCTACTATGGTATTACTAAACGTGTTGCTGTGGCCTAGTAATGCTCCTATTGCTAAGAATACAAAAATCATCACACATAATGAAAAGAGTGTCTTAGCATCGTTTAAACAAACTTCCATCGTTTTCACCTCTTACCATGTTTGTGTCTGGGCTATTCCTACTATAATGAAAAACAGAATAGTAAAAGTAATACCCGTTAACCTACTTAGAGTCATTATTTCTTTCCTCCAAAAGTTATTCTAGTTATCGATGAGTCACAATTAGGACATTTCGGCCCTGTTTGCTTCCACCGCTTGATATATTCCCGTGGCTTATACATGCAGCCACAACTCGGACATACGAAAATATTCACTATAATCCTCCTAATTTTGTATTTTAATATCGTCAATAGGTAACTGAGTATTTCTCCAATCTGCAGGATAGTTCTGATAATCAGTATGCCTCACTATCGTCGTGTCAATTACTTTATTATCCTCGAAGAGTGCTTTATAGTTCTGCAGTGCACCGCTTCCGGGTCTCGTTACCGAGTCGCCGCTACTGGATACCGAAGTTGCATTGAAGTCTTTAAACTTTCGTTCATATAGGTATTGAATCAGGTATGCGTATGCCTGCAGGGTGTACTCATCATCAAGAGTTACGCCAGCTTTTGCCGAGTCCTTAGCTATTTGTAAAGTAGCCATAGCATAAAATCGTGTTGCATTACCTTGTCTCCGGCTGCTTGTAGCGTAGAGGATATTTGCGCTGGTGTTTGTCGGGGGTGTTGCTCCAGCTTCCGCGCTTGATTGCGCACTCAAATAAGTGTAATCCTCGATTGCTTCTATTACATCGTCTAAGTCAACCATGATTACCGCCTACCTATAGAACACGTACACTGTAAACGTCTTAGATGTATCTCCACTCGTTACCGTTGCTAACAGATAATCGTTAACAGCGAACTTTGCCCACTTGTTATCTCCGGCTACCGCGCCTGTTATTGCTGCATAAGGATACCTGTTAACGCTAGCTGTATTCACGTTGTAAGAGTCAATTGCTTCTCTTACTGTGCCTACTAGCGGCGTATATGATGTTAATGCGACTGTCGTAGCCGCGCCTACAGTGCCCTTATCATAAGCGATTTTTAATATCTCACCATTAACAATATTTGCTGATTTTACTGCCGAGTTACCGGAGCCGTCAGTCGTTACTGTTATCGCTTCTACTTTTATTGGGTCTATAATTTGTTTAGACATTTTCGGCTTCCTCCATTGCCTTTTGTGCTTGCTCTTTTTCTATCTCGAAAATTGATCTTACTATTGGCCGTGGCGTATTAATTGAGCCATGCATCCGACCGCCGCCTCTTAAGATTCCCCGCCTCAGGAAGTCCTTGATTTGGGGTGTCATCTTTAGTTCATATGTTTTTCCGGGGTATAGTTTCATATCGTTATCTAATACTAGAACTCCAGCCTGGAATTCTTCTTCAGATACCATGCCATTTTCACGTTGTTCCAGCTTCAGAAATTTTAGTTTCCTGGAGTATTCCGGCATGTTTACAAAAACACTGATTCCTATATGAACCTTGTAAGCCTCCGGGTTTGTCTCTGCCATATATAACCCACTATCAGGTAGTTCCTGATCTAATAGTACATCCAGATCAATCCTATTCCGTCTCTTCATGAAATTAATCTCTCCATAATTATTAATTATTCACTTAAAAATCAAGGCTGAGAAAAATAATCCGAGATAAAATAGTACCTCGGAAGGTGTTAAAGTTTAGCCTTGGTCAAATGATAGGCCTGCTTAAGACCTCTTGAAGGTCAGCATTATAATACCGCCTACCAAGCCGGTAAGTGTTGCACTAATATGAATGCCTACCTTATCTCCGACTGCTAAAACCAGGTTTGCGCCGGTTCCAGTAAGTGCCGGGCTTTGTGCGATGTTTGCGGTTGAGTCCATAGGTATTACTGCATTAAGCATAGTAGTACCGGACGTTGGTGCCGTTGTAGAGGCTGCCGCCGTCTTCTTGATATCAACAGTCGTACCGCCTGCGGATGCTACTGTATGGATTTCTCTAACTGCCGTTAAGGTATATCCTACTAACGGTGTCATGAAAACCCATTCATCAACGGTAGCCGCGTTAATTGGTACGGCCACTTCAATAGCCTGAGGTACAATTACTGCTCCAACGGTTAACTTATCTGCATCAGTTACGATTAGGGTTTTTGCCGTTGCTATTGTCATAGTTCCATTAATAGCTACCGCGCCCGTGCCGGTGGTAAAGGTTGCAGCTCCAGACATTGCAAGATTCTTTGCGGCTGCGATTGTGACATCACCATTAAGGGATACCGCGCCTGTGCCTGTGGTGAAAGTTGATGCACCAGACATAGTAAGATTCTTTGCGGCTGCTATGACTACGTTACCGCTCAGGGTATTGGTACCGGCTGCTGTAGTGAAAGTTCCAGCTCCACCGACATCCATAGTAAAGTTTTTACCGGCTGAAACAGTTACATCATTAGCGAAAGCAAGACCGCTATTGTAAAGGGTGTTGCCGTTAATCGTGGTTGCTGTTAAGGTTGTTATGGTTCCTGTGGTAGCGATTAATACCTTGCAGGAAAACCTATTCTTGATATCTCTGTCATACATTTTATAATTCCTCCTTTATAAAGGGTAGGCAAAGGGGTTTAGGTTCACCCCTTCACGATATGTAAGTTTATGCGCTGGCTCCACTGATGAGGTAAATATTTGGAGTGCTGGTAGCGTGCCACTTTGGTACTGCTATGCAATCATAGCCGTGTCTTAAGGTGGTGATCCAGCCCTCATCGTGTAGTCTGGTTGTCTCAGACATAGGGACTGTGGCGGGTGGTATATACTGAGCCGCTCTAACTGTCTGTGCACCTTCCAAGAACATGACAGCGTTAGTGCTCAGAGCATCGCTAGCGGTTAACTGCTCAATATCGATGTACTGCGCTCCGTCTGCATTCATGTATGGAGTATACGGGTACCAATTGATGTTCCAGGTATCCTTGAGGTAATCCTTCAGGTTTTGCTGCACGTTATGAATGAGATCAAGTTGATTGATTCCAGACATAATCTTGCTTGGGAATACCATGCCGTAAGCACTGGATTCCGGGTTTGTGCCTGTTTTGGACATTATGGTTTCAATACCTGTCATAATATCCTTCTCTACGTCTCCGGCTGCTACGTTCCAATATCCGGTAGCGGCGGAGGTGTTTTGATATCTAGCGACAAGCTCAGTTATCAGCTTATAGGTGTGGACTGCTCCGAAATATTTCAGAGCCATAGCCGCGCCTTCAGAGGCCATGTCATCTACGTAGATGTTTGCCCTTGTGGAATCAAGAATCTTGTAGCTAAACTTCTGAATCTTGATATCCTTGGTGACTCTGGTTTTGTTCCACCTGGTGGTAACTGGCGGGGTCTCAAGAGCTACATCCATCTGGCCGGGGTTCCCGTGCGTGGTAAAGAACTCTATTCTCTGAATGTCTACAGTCTTGGAGGGAAAAGCCTTATCAAGAACAGATTCTACCTGCATATCCAGGTTAATCAGTTCAAGAGCCTTCGGACCCCATCCTCTGATGTACTTATCGAGCTGCGCGGTTGTCATTGCGCCCATTTGCATAGCCATAATTCATCTCTCCTTAATAATTTTGTTATTATGTATTTATGTTTAAGTGCTGCCTATTGGACAATCGAGAACGACTTCCATCATTACCCCATCGGTATAGGCTTTGTTATCTTTTCCGACATAGTGACCTACTGCCTTAGGGGTGGAGGTTGTGGATGTATTCGCGTATCCGTTATTGGTTTGGCCTACGTAAACCTTGTCTCCAAACTGCATAGTTATAGATCCATCGCAGGGTACCAGAACGATAGCTCCAGACCCAATTAGGAAGAACGGATGATTATCCCCGACTACCTTTGCTACTGCAGATCCTAGTTGAACATCTATACTAGAATAAGCTGCCACTACGAAGACTGTATCGGTTACACCGTTGCATACTGTCATTCTTCCGCTGCCATCGTCTTTGTAGAGCTTACCCTCGTAGATAATTTCTGCAGCGCACGGCAGGCTCATCATTTTAACGCCTGTAAATCTTACATCTGCCATATGTTTAGTCTCCTTGTTTTATTTTGTTTAAGCTACGTTATCCGCGCCTGGCTGAACATCAAGGTAAACCTCAATGAGATCGCCGTCGCTAGAACTAGTTACTAATCCGCTTGGGCCTGCATAATGGCCTATTGGCCTGCTCGTAGCGTGAGCTGTATCTACCATGCCGTCAACCAAATCTGCCAGGTAAACCATCGGGTGTCCGGTCCAAGTTCTGGATGCTATGCTGGCTACAGTTACAATCATCTTGCAACCAAGTTCTGCGAAGCTCCAGTTATCGCCCGCTGTCAAAGTCTTTGCTGTAGCTAGCTGTGGATCTAAAGAGCTAGCGAGTGCGACCGCAAAAGCAGAGTCGCCCTTTGCCGTTATGATAGTCATATATCCGTCTGCAGTGTACTTGTAGACATATCCTTCTACAATAGCTTCTGCAGCGCACGGTAAAGACCTACCAACCCGGCCCATATCTTTAATAACGCTCATAGTACTATTCCTCCGGGTTTTGTTTAAGCTGCTCTATGCGCCCTCATAAGAGCTAGTGCGTCCTCTGTCTTAGGGAGAGCCGCGAGAACTTCATCAGCATTCTCTACAACGTCCTTAAGAGGAAGGTCTACGTGCTCCGCGCCTAAGGATACCGCTCCGTTAGTTACTGGTGCGGGTACTAAAAGTTCTCCGAGTCTCTTGGCGTGGTTCATTACCAGTTCCATCGGGTCTTTCATGAAGACTGGCATAAGCTCAGTTTTCGCCAGCTCCCTAGTAGACTCCGGGAATTGAGCCAGGAATCCTGTTTCCTTAGCTGCAAGTTCATACTTAGCTACTGCCGCCTTCGCGGTAATAAGTTCCTGGTTAACGGTCTCAATAATCTGTGCCTGCTCAGTCATCTTTGCAGTCATGCTATTTACCTGGATACCCATTGCTTCTAACTGCTTCTTCATATCTTCAATCTCTGCCATATTATTTGCCTCCGTTTGTGAATTTTGTGAAACTACAACGTCAGAATCTTTTTTATCTGCCGCTTTTATTGCTTTTTTCTTTTTCATCTGGTTGCCTTCGTCGTCTAGCTTCGGACTTCCGTCTTCATTTAAGACTAGCTCTTCATCGTCGGCGCAATTGCATACTTTATCTTTCTTAGAATTCATCGATAAACCACATCCCTGATCTGGCGTACATGCCGGGTTAGCTACTATGGCAATGTTATTTGGCGCATAGTTCTGCTCTTCTTTAATATATTTTACTCCGTCTAGTTCGCCTTTGGTATCTATTAAATCGCAAAAGTAAGTACCAGATACTCCTTTTACTTCTCCGTTTTCTATCGCAGTTAATAACCAATCCGGGCAAAGATCCTCATAAATGTGAGCATCTCCTACTATCTTTTCGCCCTTCATATCCCAATGCGCATTAGTAACGGCTCCAACTCTGAAAGTTTTATTAGTAACTATAACACTATCAGGGTGGTCTTGTATGCTGGTTGCATCTTTAATTACAATTGGAATATTCCACCACCTAGCGGATTTTTCTAATGCTTTTGGTGTTTTTAGATAATCATTAAACACGCCTGCCTTCATGATGACAATAGGCTTAATAATTTCTCCATTTTTCTTTTCCATTTTGTTTGAGTTAAGACAAATACTTTCACTAGATTCCACTTTTGTTATGATCATCTTTTCACCTCCACTAAAATTGAGTGGCCGCAATAGTGCGGTTTCATGCTGCATCCTATGCACCAGTGACGCGCATTGCAATTTTCGCAGCATAATTTATGACATATTAAGTCTGGGTGGACATCGCATTTAAACATCTTTACCATCTTCTTTTTTGGGATCTATGGCATATTTGCCATTACCAAAAAACCAATCTGCATAATCATCTGTATTCTTTTTCTGCTCCGGGGTCTGGCTCATTTTCTCAGCTCCATTATGTGGTTAGGGTTGAAGTTTTGGAGTGCTTCAAGTCTTTGGGTCTCCAGGCTATTAGTTACTGCCTTAGGCCCGATATGAACAAACCCATCATTATCTTCTGCTATCTGTAGAGTGCCTTCCTTAACTAAAGCTAGCATAACACCTTTTTCAGCCTTGGAAAGACTCGAAGAAAATTCTGAATATAATAAAGGCTTAGATATTCTAACCGCTTCGGATATGCCCGCTCCTGCCGATTTTTGCATCATACCATGAAGTCTTTGCCCGTCGCCTACTTTATCGAGTACCTTCTTGGCAACTACTCCTTTGGTAGATCCGAGTTTGCCCACTTCAGAATGAAAACCTGTAGCATGTAAGGCTTCATCTAATCTCTCGCTAGTAACGTCTTTTCCGCCGCCACTACCTGAGGCAAAGAGTCCTTTGCTATCGTGGTTGGGGTTGAAGTTTTGTACTGCTTGCTCTTGTACTAACATGAGGTTCATATCGTGTTTAGCCTGCTCAATATGGCTATTCTTAACTGCTTCAAAATCAGGCCTGTTATTCTTCTTAGCTTTCCGCCTCATCCAGCCTTTAGAATATCTGCCAATCTGAGCCGTTGTCATTGCGCCCATACCTGTATCACTCATAAAAATCAACTCTTTGGTAATCCCATATTTACGACTGGTATACTTGAAGCATCCGATTTAGTGATCTTTACTAATGGATCGGCAACGGCAGATACATGCCAGCCTATCTTATCTCCTACTAGCACCTCATAGTTCCGCCTGGGCTTCAAGGGTATGATTAGATCTACCTGGCTACCAAAGCGCACGGCAGAGAACGGATAACCTTGAGCTATAAATTTATCATTTTCTTTGAAGGGAATTATAGCGCCTACGTCTGCATCGGCTATTTGGACAATATAATATTCTTGTCCTATTTCGTTATCAAAAACCGTGTTAAGCATTCGCTCGTTATAAAAGAGGTACTCCATGCCTTCGGTATCGGGGTGATCATTTGCCTCTATGAGTGCCAGCTCTACAGATGTCATAGTCATATTATCAATCTTCAGCTTTGGAAGATCCTTAAACGACAGGTAGCCGGAACTTGGCATAAAATTAATATGCTCATCATACATTGTCATGAATATACCGATTACTATAAATTCATCATCATATAGATCGGTTCTAATCAAGTCTTTGATTTTCAAAGGGGTTCCATGAACATTTATGATTTCTTCCCGGTTTTTGATATGCTTAACGTAGAGGATAACACCGTTGGCTGGGCTAAATAATACCTCTTTGTTGATGAAAATTGGAACTAGGCTTTCCCGGTGAAATCCTTTCTTTAAGATATCTGCCATAGACATCTTTCGGATTTCCGCTATCTCCGGGGATACAAGCCAGTCCTTCAGAAGTTGCATTATGGATACCTCAGTTTTACTTTGTCGTAGGTAAGATGCATACACATGCAACTAAGAGCCGCGCCAGACTTAGCATATTCTGACAAATCGATGAAAACCGGCTGCAGGCCATACTTTCTGCAAATATTAACTACTTCGTTGTTCTGTGGATCTATTGCGTCGGTGTTAAAGTTGACTGCCGCGCTAGTGAAAAACACTCCGCCGATCCTTAAACTATTACACATAGAATCATAGGCAAATCTCTTAGAGACTGGTATGACAGTAGCAACTTTTTCAATTGTATCAATTGTCTTCTTATCAATAGTCTCAGTGCTTAAGAGAACGGTCTCAGTATCTAACATGAATATGCTACAATCAACGTGGTAGAGATAAGGATCAGATTCTTTGAGAGGAATAATTTTCATATCATATTTATCTTCCATCCAGTTAAGAGCCGCCTTAGATGTTCTTTGTCCAAAGCCTCCAACGTAAATGTTATCTCGGAGCCACTTCAATTCAGCTTCGCCCTCAAAATCGTAGGGACACTGAATATAGTCATAGTCTAAGGCCTCTAATAGATCATCTACGACCTTTTCTTCCCCGGCCCTGCCTTCTGCCTTCCAGTTAGCTAAAACTGCCGTCTTATCGAGGTGAGGTAAGACACAAGCCACGTTAGCCACATAGACTTGATCCTGCAGGCCCTTCTTAGGTGGAAGTTGCCACACAAAAGCTTGCTGAGAAATAGCAGTATATAAATCCCAATATTGTTTCATTGCAATATCGATATTAACTTCTATCTCATCCTCCGGGTATGCCTTCATCCAATCATTATTTTTTATTTCACTAGACATATACTTCGGTGGACACATAACTATTTCTATTTTCGTCACTCACTCACCTCCCTGTAAACATTCCAAAGCAATCTTTGCATTCGTAGTGCTTCGGTAATCCTGTTTTTCCTTCATATTCCCTTTGTGGCAGTAGTACCACGTTAGCACTACCGCACTGAGGACATTTTAATATAACGTGGTCTACATACATCTTAGTAACCTACTGCATGAAGTTGATTCACGTACCAAGTCCAAGCCACATTAATATCTGTGGTACTGGATGGACCTATTTTGTGAGACATTATGTTAGCTTCATCGGTGGAGAATCTCATTCCGACCGCTGTTAATCCCATACTCATAGAATACTCATACTGTCCGGGGATCAGTGCACCGTAAGCATCATGCCCTGGCATACAAGTCACTGTTATTATGGTCGTGGGATCATTGGCCCATGTACCGGTATTAATATCAGTCTCTACCGTTCTCAGTGGAATAAGAGCCGCCTTAAATTGCGCTTCATTAAACACATTTGTAAACACCGGGGCTTTTAGATCCTGGTTTAGCATTCCTGTTATGACTACCTTAGGTGATGTCGTATCGTAGCCGGTTGGAGTGACCATTGAGGTATCCACTGTTGCGGGTTTATCTTGTGTTGCTGGTGCTACTGTTTTGGCCGGGGTGTTATTAACTGCGACTGTGGCCGGAGTCGCTGTAGTTGCAGTATTTGTTGGTATTTCGTATACTGTTTGCTCTGCTCCGGGGTCATATATTCCTAGTGGTGTTGTCATTGATGTATCTACGCCAGGTGTTGCCACTACTGGAGTAACGTTATCAACTACTGGAGGTACATTATCAACTACTGGTGACATTCCCGATAGAAATCCAGCTATTCCACTGGTATAGATATAATCATTATGCGCCGTTGCTGGCATACAGAACATAAACATAATCGCAATTAAAATTATATACTTCATCATTTCACCTCATTAACTTCCTTAAACATAGTCATAATCATTTCTGCTTTGTTATCCTGGAAATGACTTAGTGCTACGTAGTGTACCATTGCTTCCTCTTCATACATAATTATCACTTCTTTAATTTCCTTATCCTGAATCCGTTGCAGGGAAATACCGGATTATTATTAATCTTTGGACATCTCCCTGGTAGATTTATTTTCCAGTAGCATAGTGCACAAGTTCCCCATAGGTTCTTAGGTACTTTCATCGATGTACTCCAGCCAGCATTTGCATCCTATTCCTTCAGGAATCATCAACCCATTACTAAAGGCCTCATTTAGTGGCCGGGATTCGCCCTCAATTAGGTGAGCCTCCCTCGGAACTATACTGTTTCCCCGGTGCCAGACTTTAGTAATAATTTTGGCGTCGGTTTCCTTAGCATAGTTTTGGACATAATCATTTGTGCCATTAACACTAGCGGTATGCTGCTCGTTATCCCAAATCAGTTTAGCACGTTCCGGGCTGCCTATAAAAGAGTTATCGAGAAGGGTTTGAAATTCCGGGAATGACATATCTTTGCCCTGCTCCAGCAAAAGCTTGAAGTTGGCCTTATCCGTGTCATCGAGGGTTTTAACTAACTCTAAACCGTGCTCTTGATAGTATTTCATTACAGAGCTGGAGTTTAGAGAGTAATCGAGGTTAAGGCTTGCGGCCCCAACCTTTTGGCCGTCCATGTAATCCTGGGCTACTGATTTTTCCCAAACATAATTCCATACCTTTTCGTTAAGTTCACTAACATTATCCTTAATACCTTTCCATAAATTATTGAAGTCCAATATCACCAACACCAAAACCCATTTAAATCACTCTTATTCGTTTTCATCCCACGGCATAAACCCGGCTTCCTTGGCCCACGTTGCAAAAAGGTGAGCTTTTTCTGCCATTAGCTTCTCCAGCTCGGCAGGGGTCTTTTTATCAGATGCATTAGTTATAAAGTTTTCGACAAGAGAGTTTTTGAGTGGCTTCTCTTGTTTGTCTTTTACCACTTCTCCCTTGTCGGTCTTAACGTTCTTTCCGCCTTTGCCTTTAACGTCTTTAGTTATAGTGACATCAACAGGTTTGACCTGAGTACCAACCGGGTTCTTTCCTGGAGGTACCGCGCCTTTCTTTTGCGCTAGTCCTGGCGGTACTTGGCCGGGTTGCCCTGGCGGTACGCCTGCCTTAGATGCTAAGGTCGCGTTAAACTGATCCTGCTTAGCTTGTGCGTCGGATGCATCCTTTTCTTCTTTGGCTGTTTTGTCTTCCTCGGACATTGGCGGTTTGCCTGCAATCTCCCTAATCTCATCCTCAGTGAATAGATTAGTCATACCAAAGGCTATTGCAGCCCGCTTGAATAGCTCGGACTCATCTGTCGGGTCTAACTCTTTCCATTCAACTTCAACTTTCCAGCCCTCGTAGCCGTTCTCTTCTAATATGGTATTCCACATCTCAATAAACGTCTTGGCTACTCGCTCTCTCCAGCCCTCGGCAATCATCATGAGTAGCTCTAGACCTGCAGCGTTAGACTTTCCGAGTCCACCACTTCCACCGTTTTGAGACTCTAAGAAGTCCCTCGGCACTAAAGCCTTTAAAACTCTCTCTTCATAACTCGTTATTACCTGCATAGGGTCTATACAGAGTTTATAATCTAGTGGCACCGGCGTTATGCATGATGGCGCTACCATAGCGTTATTTTTGCCGTGGTTAACTGCGATCTTCTTTCCCATTTCAAAAGCTGTAGCGGGACTCCATAAGCCTTGACCCTGGGCTGCCGGGTTGTCTCTGTATTCTTCAATTTTGATCCAGAGTAACGGCGCACCGGCCCGGTGTACTGTTTCCATTAGTGCCATATCTGCATAATCAAGCTTCCTGATTAGAGGCATGACTTTTTGAACAAATGAGTCGCCGTCTACTTGTTCTGAGATTTCATCCTTAAGATGAATCACATTTTTTGTCGGAATCTGGATAGGTACGGATATCTGGTTTTGCTTCTGCCAATACTCAAAGGTATTGGTCCTTTTGTCGAAGACAATACCATAAAGAATATCACCCGTTACATATCTCTGGATATCCATTCTTCCTATAGGTCTTTCACAAAAAGAATAAGCTGGAAGTCTCTTGAATATCACCGGGGCTATCCAATCTTCAATTATGCCCTCGATCCGCTCGAAAACCGCGCTGCCATAGATAAATTCGTCGTAAGTAGCCTGCCTCATTCTGAGAATAGTCTTTACTACTTTACTATCTATCCTATCTATTTTGCTTTGGACTTCATCAATGTCATCCTCGGGAATGTCTTTTGCTTTATCCTCTGGAGGAATTGGTTTGATCTTTGCGCCGTTAAATGCAAAGTCATCAATCTGTCTTAGTATTCTTGAAAGTAGATAGTGCTTCCCTGCGTGTCGCACAGTGTCCACCGTTATCAGTGGATTGATAAAGTAAATATCAGTATTAGGGAATTCCATACCCAAAGAACTATTTTTATTCGCATTCATCAGTGCGTTTGGGTCATTTTTTATTGGTTCATAACGTGTACCATTTGGTAGCACTAAAACATAATCATCTGCAAGATTTGGCTGATTAATAGCCGGGTCGTGCGATTTCTGTTTAGCTATATTCCTTGGCAATTATTCTCACCCCCTTATTAATTTAGTTCGGTCCAGGCTATTGATATAGTGTCGACCTGATCGTCGTGTTCTGTAATCGTTATAATAGGGTTAACGAAGTAGGCATTATCTCTTGATTTCATTTTATTGTTTGGCAATTATTTTCACCTCAATTTTTATTCCGGCCACGGAACATCTTCAATGTCCATGCTACTATCATTACCGAAATCGCCTAAGCTTCCACTATTACCAGAAAATACTCCAGTTATAGCGCCCGCTCCCTGGGGTATTCCTAACACGGCCCAGGCTATTGACATCGCGTCTATCTGATCGTCATGTTCTGCAACAGGAAATCCAAAAAGCTCAGTCTCAAACTCTGGAGGAAGTCCTCTAACATGATAGACTTCTTTGCGCTCGTACCGGGCCTCTAAGGGAGCAAATCTAAAGATCTTATCCTTATTTGCTGGCACGCCTACGACAGCGTAGTTTGTGGCCCTGGATATAGTTTGAACCATAACGTCTTGGTACCCGACTTTCTCAATACCTATATACGAGGGATTCCATTTATCTGCCTGTTGTTTGATAAAAGCAATTTGACTCTGAAATGATCCGCGCATTCTTCGGACATCCAAAACATAGACGCTGCCTTTGACATCCCGGCCCAGAATAGCACAAGCAGTATAATCCGCTGTTTTCTTCTCGGATATTGCCAGGTCAACACCCATTGATATTGACATCTGATCCAGAACGGATTTCTGAGGCATATCCAGGTAACGATCTTCGAGCCACGCACGTTGTATCCTCGCGCCTGCAGATGATACGAACTCTGCCATATACTCGCGGCGGAATGTAATGCTTGGAGTGTCTACCTTAACATCATCGATCTCAGAAGCATCTATAAAAGGATTAGTATAAGACGAATAACTCCAGCTCTTATACTGTGGATTATCACCTTTTTGGCCTTTTAGCCAAAATTTATGAAACCACCCGTTTTCTATATTAGGAGTGGAAATTAAAATAGCGCCGCCTTTGTGGTCAACTAAAGTAGGACGTAGAACTTCGTTCCAGGTCTTACCGTTGTTCTCGGCTACTTCTTCAAGAAAGTCTGCTTCGTCTATAATCATATAATCCAGGCCCTCACCTCTCGAAAAATCGGCCCGGTTTGCTGACTTGAAGGCAATGAATCCCCCGTTAGGAAGTTCAATCTTCTTGGGTTTGGTTCTGCTAATGATTAACTTAGAATAGAGTGCGGGGATCTGCCTAAATAAAGCCTCGATCTCTCCAAAGCCCAGGTCACACGCAGTATAGGACGGTGCAACCCACCAAACCTTTTTGCCACGCATAGCTTTATCGAAAGCGATAACGCTACACATTTTAGTCTTACCAAAACGCCGCCCTGCACATACTGCCTTAAATCGGGTTTTGTCAGCTACGATATCAGCCTGTTCCGGGTAAAGGTAAGGTGCTGTAATTGGTTGCATTATATTCTCCTAATGTTATATATTGTTAGGTAACTTCCTAAACTCATAAAACGAATATAATGAGAATAATAATAATAAGGAAAAATAAAAGAGTAGTTTGGGTTCCGGTTTTGTGTTTGGAGTAGCACTTAAATAAGTGCTTCGTCTGCTCCAAATGTGTAAGTATCCTGCCAGTTTGCTCCAAATTTTGCTCCATATGCAGCATACGTCAAGTGTATTAAATCGTTATCATAGAATTGATCCATATCGATTAATAGGTCTATCATATTCATAAGCATATCACTCATTTAATGGCTCCCGCTCAATATAAAGGCCCAGGCTTCTAATGTCCTCGAATAGAGTCATATCAAAGTGATATATTCCATTAGGTCTACGCATAACGCTATCAAAGTCGGTGGTTATATCGTCTAACTCAAGACGTTCTGATGCTTGTAGCACTCGCATAGTGCCATTTAGTAGCCTCTGTGCCGTGTTCATAAGCATATCTGCAACTATGGTATTTGTTTTCATTTGCTCTTTAGTAAGTATCATTATTATCCTCCGGGAATTCTTCCTCTAATATGTTAACGTGGTCTATAACCTCATTGAGCTTATCAATAGCCTCATTGAGTTTGATAAGCAATTGTATGGAACTTTCATTATATAAGGGTTTAAACGTCTCAATTTTCATCATCATTCCACCTCATCATTCTTGTCTTTAGAAAGCTGGTCAGCCCAAACTAACACGATAGGTAAATCATCGCCGGATACTTCAATTTTTTCCTGCTTATTCCAGTGTTTGCTCATCCTTTCCAAAATCCAAGCATAAGCGTGCCAATCCTCTTTGACTGCTCCAAGTTCTTTGATCTTCTCAAGAATTACATCAATAGCTTCCGCCTTTGCCTCGTCTATTGAGTCAGCAAAGCCAGTGTATCTAGCATCCCCATCGATCGATAAATTATACCACTTATAAAATGACGTATCGCTGCATCCAGACAACTTACACGCATCATCTATGCTATGTCCATTCTTTAAATGCTCCACTAAGCGATTTTTTATCGCCTCATTATACGAAGTCTGCCTAGACATAACATAACACCATGCTGTAATATATATATAATTAGTCCTAAAAATGTAAAGAATAGAAATAAATTTATTTTCTCTTAGACATTGCTGCAAGTTTTGGTAGTACCTTAATGGCGTCAAAGTATTCTATGCCAGCATACCGTACTATCAAGGTCACTAACTTATACTCTAAGTCAGTCAACTCTTTATCCATCAATGCTTTATTATTCATAATTGATCTCCATTAAAGAGAAATACCAGGTGAGAGAATTGAACTCTCTAAGTCCTTCGACAGCAGATTTTAAGTCAGCTCCGTTATCCAATCCGGCAACCTGGTGAAAAAATTTAGTAATGAGTCTGGGCAAACTTCCAGCCTTGATACTTCAGCTCATCTCTCTTGGCTTTTACCTGCCGGGTATGCTCATACTCGGCTACAGTGTCAGCATATGGATCTCGTGGCTCATATCCGCACTCTATAAGCCTATCATAGTAATAGAGGTAAAACTTGGCTTTGTATCCAGCCAGGAAATATTCATACTTGAATAATCCCTCTATTATTTTGTCTACTAGATCATCCCTATCAGATTTCTTAAGCCTGAAGATAAGCCCTGTCGCCAGCTTTGCTAAGTAGTCTTCGCTGGTTCTCTGCTTCCTGATTGCGTTCTCACCTACGACCGTATCGTTAAAGATACGGGTTCTGGCGTCTAGGTCGTCTATGATGACATCGCAATCCCCTACTACAATTTTCAGGTTTCCAATTTGTACTTCATGCATCACTATCACCTTATCCATATAAGATTCCATCGTGTACCGGTACCTTAGTAGTGTCATATGGTACTTCGCCAGGTGGTGATACTACTGCAGGTACTTCTTGTGGAGGAGCCATGTTTGCTTTCATAATAGCTGCAGTGATATTTGCCTTTAGCTGCAGGAATTGGCCGAAGGTAATATCTGGTACTGGCGCGAAATCATGCATTACAAGTAGTCCATCTATCCTGGTTAACATTAATCTTCTGTTTTCCAGCTCTAACTCTTCTTGGCCTAGAATTACATTCCCAAGAAGCATTCCACCACCTATTAACACTGTGCATATATCGCACTCATACCCTTTTCCGTTAGGAGCTTCTACCAGGCAGTTCTTATGAGGCAGTATTTCAGACATATCAATTTTTTCCATCCTTTTCACCTTACCTTAGTGACTTCCTCCCTACCCCTGAAGGGGTAAGGCTTCCTACTTCACTGACCTGCTTTTGCAGTATCTCGATAGGCTCTTCCCCTCAGTCCGAGGGTGAGTATGTTCAAGCTGGCATTGATATCCCGGTCCATCTCCAGCCCACAGTTGGGGCATGAATGAACTCTATCTGCCAGGGTCTTAGGAACTATTATACCACATGTGGAGCACTTCTGAGAAGTGTACCTTGCATCTACCAGTTCTACCACTTTGCCAGCCTTTGCAGCTTTGCTTTGAGTGAACTGGATTAGTTTGCCCCATGCATGATCTTGAATATGCTTTGCGAGGTGATGATTCTTGAGCATACCCGAAATATTCAAGTTCTCAAATACAATTAGATCGGCTGAATCTACGAGCTTTCTGGATACTTGATGTAGGAACTCATCTCGATGGTTCTGGATCTTTTGATGGAGCTTAGCGACTCTGGTTTTGGCTACTTGACGGTTAATTGATCCCTTCTTCTTTCGGGAAAGCTCTCTTTGGGCTACTGCAAGTTTCTTTTCGGCTTGGACGTAGTACCTGGGATACTGAATAGCAGTGCCGTCAGAGAGTGCAACCATATTCTTCAAGCCAACATCTACGCCAATAGCAACCTTAGGTTCGACCTGAAAAACATCTTCCATCTCAGATACTAATATCGCATACCAGTGCCCCAAGAGATCCTTCTTGATAGTGCATGTCTTGATTTTGCCTTCGACTTCTCGATGCTTGAAGATCCTGATGGAGCCGATCTTGGACAGAACCAACTTAGATCCTTCAACCTTGAATCCTACTTGTGGGTATGTAAAAGACTTATACCAGCCGTCTCCCTTGAATCGAGGATATCCAGGTTTCTCTCCTGCATTGACTCTCCTGAAGAATGCCTTGAAGGCTTTGTCTACCCTCTTCAAAACATCCTGAGAAACCTGAGAGAAGATTTGCCATTTCCCTTCCTTCTTTTCAAGGGTCAAAGTAGCTGCCTGATCTTCATAGGACCTGCTGATACCTTCAAGTTCATAGCAATTCTTACGATCCGCCAGAGCAGTGTTGTAGAGGTGCCTGCAAGTTTCAAGAGTTACATCTAACATGGCTTCTTGCTGCTTATTAGGGTACATCCTGAACTTGTAGGCGGTCTTCATGTTCCTTGACATTCCTCGATATATCGCTTGATTACCTCTGCGGAGACATTACCAGCAGTTCCAACATAGTACGTCTTTGTCCACATTGAAGGCATTCTTTTCAGATTGGGATACTTATTCCTCAACCCCTATAAATGCAATTATTCTATATAAATGTTTTGCTTCAGTATCTTATTCTCCTCCATTATCCCACCTGCATCTATCACACCATATCCCATCTACTTCATAACGCATAGTACCGCCACATTTGCAAATGGCTCTCTGTTGACTCTTTTTTGGTTTAGGCTCACCTTCAATATCTTCCATTACTATTTGTTCAACCGCACATCCAACCCTAGACGAGTGCTCTGTCGCGAATACATGCCGCGATTTGTCCGGGTTTGTAGAGGAGCCAATATATCTCTGATTCCTCTTGCTCACTATACCAACGTTGTCTCCGCGCAATATTTCCTGCGATCTGATTATTACTATTTTTCCGTTTCTAATGCATTCCCAATAATGATTTCCATAATTATCCTTATATTTCAGGTATACTGCTTTGACTTTTCCGTAAGTCTTTCCAGCTTCCACCTTTGGCCGGGTATTTGTTATCCTTATCCATACTCTATAACTCTCAGTAGACTTTAAGATACATACTTTTTCAGTATCCGTATTAGATTTTGCTTTACATATATAATCACAATATGGACATATATTTATAACTATATCATTACTTATTATTTTATTTAAATGCTTATCTGTGACATACTTATTTTGTAACCATGCATTATGTTCCAGTTCATATTTACTACAGAAATTTTTATTTTTATCACTCATCAACATCTCTCCGGCTTACTGGTATTGCTTTACATCTCCCTTTATATTAGTATATAACTTTCTTGAACGTTCTTGCATCTCATGCACCGGTAAAACTTCTCTTGTTTTCCATCAGCTACTTTACCATAACTTATGAAGTGCGTTATCTGCATATTGCACCTCGGACAAAAGGTTATGGCCGCCTCTTGGCGGGCCTTTAGAACATTTCGCCGGGTCTCTATGCTATGCTCACCCATTATCATAAAGCATTCCCCCATTATGATGTTCTCTATGGCACCTTGATCCAGTATGTAATTCTCTATACGTTTTTTGGTTTGCTTTTATTCTATCTGAATTTTTAATATAATAATCCCTCGAATATGTATTCATGATATTGCACCTTCATCTACTAAATGAACTCCATTAACCCGTTCAAATAACTTGTTGGCTTCAAGCATTCCATCTTTAAGACCGTATGCCAGTATGCACGCATCAGTTATTAGTGATACATAGATATGAGGTGCACTACTGATTGTTGTTATTCTTCCAATATCAATATGTCCTAGTACTTCCGTTGATATATACTTTGCCATCGCGGCTATTCCGTAAAAATTCTGAGGCCACGCTTGAAACATATCATTCGACCTGAAGTATACCGCCGTGCTTATTTTATCCCCGTATATCTTGAAGTCCATTAGCATCATACAGGGGGGATACTCACTCATGTTATCTTGAACTGGTCGCCAGGTTATAGCTACTGCCTGCCTGCTTGCAGGATCGTTACGTAGCTTATTTATAACGCTATGTATTTGACCAAAGGCCTGCAACCTTGAGCCATAAGTATAAACAAAACCACGATCATTAAACGGCTCTAGGTATTGATCTGCATAAAGCTCTAATTGATATTTATTCCACCCTGAGCCTTCAGGTATAATATCCTCCAACGGGTGAGATACCGACAGCATCAAAGGCTCATCCAGCTCTACAACGTACTGGTTATGATGAGGGATGTATTTTATATCCCCCATACTAATAATCCTTCTTAAAGCTGGAGTCCAAACGTCGCCAATGGTCCTCCCTATTATCTCCATGCTTATCTAGCCTCTTCAACAGATACTACAACTCCAACGATATCAAGGGGATTGCGCTTTATTAAGGTATTCAGGAACTTATTAAGGCTCGCTCCAGTTACCATGTCAACTACATCAAAGTAGAGAGAGTCCTGAGTCTCCACCGCTCTGATTCTACCTAGAAATTCTACGCTCATCCTACTCACCACAGTTATCAGTATCCGGTATGCTGTGATGGATTGCATCGGCTGCAGATAGCTTTGCGGCCTGGGCCTGCTCATGCAGGATATGCTCATTTGCCAAAGATACTATGCAGTTAAGAAGATTATCATTCTTGCATCTGCATCTGCTAGCCTTGAATAGATCACATCCCGAGCATAGCGTTCTCTTGATTCTTTCATGCAACGATATAGCCATCATTTTATTTCCCATTTTATTCATTCCTCCTCATATTGTCTTACGAATCTGAATTTAAACATATTAATGGCACGATCCAAGTTATATGCTACATCAAAAGTAGTGTACTTATGGCCTGTTGCCGCAAAGAATCTTTCCATAGCATCATATTCCGCTGGCATTGCTAATTTTAGCAAATCGACCACGAGCATACCTTGGTATTTTGCTATTTCCACAGTACCACGAGCTACTGCAAACTCGTATTTATCATAATGTTTAGTCATTCATTCCTCCATATATCCATCAGTTAATAGCGTTCTTTTTATGTTCTTTGATCCGCACGCCGGACAACCATTAGCAAAGGCCCTTATTAAAGAAGAGTAAAGAAAGAAGCTTTTCTTGCAGTCTTTGCAATATCCCCATCTATTCATATGTGTTGCGCCCATATTTTCATCTCCAGAAATTTATAATTTGGAAGGATCGGAGATACCGGACACCTTATATTAATCCTTCCTGGTGCCTATTCGGTATTCTCCTAGCCAATCGTCTACGGCAGTAGCCGGACTTTTGAAGCATTGAACCAACAATATCAAAGGACACGGTTTAACGGTCTCTCTAATATCTGGTATGAGCTACGTTGCTTATTCGATGACTCATAGCTAGTATTATGGCCCCTCAGGAAGTAGGCTTATCTCTTCCAAGGTACTACATACGCTACTAGTATTTAAAGGTTGCGGAAGGGGTACCCTGAGCTAGATGTAGCTCAAGGTCAGAACCCTTCAAATGTTACCTGCTTACCATTGAATCGACCCGTGGCGATATTGAAGTTTAACACTTTGAAAATTCTTTCCAAAGGTGGAGCTAGTTGCTTATTTATGTAATAGTCCTTATCGATAGGCAAATTTTGTTCTATAACATAGTCTACTACTTCCGTTTTTGCAGTGGATTGCTTAACATGCTTATCGACCACATAGAACATAATCCGGTCTCCAAGGTGAATGCTTTCGTCTCCTCTAGCTTGTGCTCTCTTCAATGCCTCCATATGCATAGTTTTAACTTTATATTGGTCCACTGGTTTAGAGTACTTCTTACTTAGCACCAATTTGGCTAGTAGATCCGGGTCGTCAGTGACATATTGAAGCTTCGCGATCCGTTCGATCTGGGTTTTTGCATAGATTCCCGCCTTGGTTATGTCACCCTCATTTAAGAGAGTATCAAAAACTGTTGAAAGTGTCTCTTCCACATAATTGCACCAGTCTCTCCGGCGAGTCTCTATGCCTCGCTGCTTAATGGTATATTTATCACCGTCTTCAGTTATTGCAATAGCGTACCTCTTTTTTGCAAGAAGTATACCACGTTTCCCGTATGCCTCGAATGCCAGGCTCATAGGTTTTGGAAGTAGTTCAGCCATTTCATCATGAATTATTTTACCTATTCTGGTGGCATAGACAAATCTGTTGATATCAAACATCCGGTGATTCATTTCACCGTTGCCTACATGGATGAAAACGCTATCGGTATCCCCGGCTATTACTTTAAGCCCTTTATGGGACTCTACTGTTTTCTTGGTTAAAATTAGTGCATTCCGGCCTTCCTCCGTCACCTTGGCGGCAATGCTCATCTCAAACAGTCGACTTTTATCAAAGCCGAAGTACCCGTAAATTGAGTTTAGGAGTATCTTACATCCATACTGCTTGAGATTTAACTGAGCCTTAAGCTGCATATCGGTGGTGGTCTTCATCTCCTTTTTATAGGCAACTCTGGATTCATATAGCCTTTCTAAGATCTTAGGTACTATCCCCTGGAAGTCCATCCTAAACTTAGCTTTCCCGTTCTCGTAGTATATGGTATCGGGGCTTAAGTTAAACGCACGCATAATCGAGGGATATAGGCTGGCAAAATCCATTATAACTATCCATTCCCATAGCCCTACTTCTGGCGGTAATACTAGACCTCCCTGGTATTGCACGCCGTCACTATCAGAGTATTCCTCCAGGTCTAAACCATCTAAAGTTTTCTGAATCTCCTTTAACTGGTTTTCATGCTCCTTTTGTTGCCCGAAAGACGGCCTCATAGGGATAAGTCTATCATACTTCTTGAATTCCCTTATCATGAGCATATCGATCATAGTGCTTTGGCCGCCGTTAAGGACATCCTGCAGTAGACACCCTGCCGCCTGAGCCAACGCTATGTATTTGTCTAGCAGTTGCACCTTGTTTAGGAGTAGTGGCATTAACTCGGCGTCGCGCCTGGCGTATTCTATCATCCTGGGCCATTCATCGCTTTCCCATACCCTACGCATCTCTGATGGCTTCATATCCAGCTTTTGTACCTCTAATAGCTGTGACGCTACATACTTAAGGGAATACTCCTTGAGGGGGTGTTTGAGGCTTTTAAACTCAGTAGGATTTACATGCTTCTTGATGAGGGGTAATAGATCTAAGTGAATCCGGCCCGGTATTTGCCAGGTGGTTTTATCTGGGCTTTCCCTGCAGAACCAGCTTCGGCCATTTCGACCCATATCATTCTTTAGTGATACTATATTTAACCTATCAGTGATATAGCCCATATCAAACTCATTGCCGTTGTAGTCTACTATAATATCCGGGTCGTAGTCGTGAACTATTTGCTCCAGGTAGTCTAGTAGTTGATCCTCCCTCTCGAAGAGTCTAAGATACGGTGGTACTTGGCCTGGCATACCGTCTAATACGTCCGTGGCGCTCATTTTATGTACTGCCAGTACCATAGAGGCCCGGCCCTCAAAGAGTGGCTCAAATGCCAACGTAGCAATTATAATACTACATTTATCTGCTGTCGGGAATCCACCTGTTTCAGGTATTTCTGTTTCAATATCCAGGCCCATTACCCGAAATGGCAAAATGCTTTCATCTTTTAGTACCTTAATCTCTTGGTAAGTGCATCTTTCTCCAGGTACTTCAATCCAATCAAAGCCTTTAATCCCTAGATCCACCATGAACCTATTCTTAAATAGGATATCAGCCTCATAGACTTCTTTGACATATCCATCAGTAACTAGTCGCTCCCTGAAGTCCCTGGTATCTTGTGGATTAGTATAATTTATCACATATACTTTTCTAGGCCCTTCTTGGTATCCCATCGGAAGATATCGACTTACTATATTTATACTTAACTGAGGATATTCGTCCTCGATAATTATGCCTTCCTCATCCTCGCGACCAATATGCATAGGTAGCGCATAGAAGTATGGCCTAAAGCCACTAACATTTATTACCTGAGACTTACCTTCAGAGTCTTTCCCAAAAATTTGAATAATTGGCTCTTTGGTCCTAAAATTGGTGTAGTAACTTACGTCTAAAATCTGGATTTTTACCATAGAAATACCTCACCAGCTAACCGGGCCATGTATCGGTTTTTTACGGTTTGATACCATGATTCCCGGCATTGATTACAATCGGGCTGAAGCTCTCCGAAAGTATCCGTAAACTCGGAGTCGTCCTTTTCATCTTTACATATTACGCATATCGATCTTCCCATATGATAGCACCTCTTAACTCATTGGTGGAAATGTGTTTCTTCTAAGATAGTCGTCGGGCTTCTTGATAGCGTCTTTGGCCCGGATTATCTCACATTCTACAAAGTCATAGAGTGTGGTCATATTGTCGCCTTTGCACCAGATAGTATCCTCTATTGCGTTTGATATTAATATGGTCGCGTTAACCAGTTGCAATGCCTCAATAGCGCATCTTAGCGCATATTCCAATTTTCTTTCTCTTGTCATAGTACCACCTTAATAATATTCACCTGTCAACTTAGGGCATATCCAAGCATACCACAGTCCGCACCACACATTTATCATGCCCATTCCTCCAGGCGTCGCGGTATCGCGGCTATGCGCTTGCGGGCGATGTCGCAATATTCCGCCTGTTGCTCAATCAGCACATAATGAAATCCTTCTTGGATAGCTGCCAGCCCTGTTGTACCACTTCCGCCGAAGGGGTCCAAGATTAGGCCACCGGGAGGAGTGATCAGGCGGCAAAGATAACGCATGAGAGACAAAGGTTTTACACAAGGATGATTATTACTACACTTGATTGGCCCATTTCGGTTAGTTCCGGCCCTATCATTTTCCTTGTTGCGATCTCCTCCGGTTAGATCGGCATTGTGATATGTGGGCATTCCAGACAGCCCGGCATCTCTTTCCGCCCTGCTCGCCTTCGCAAAATATACAAATGCTGGAAGATCCTCCTCCTGGAATGGGCAGGAGGCGAAGAAACGGGCAGCAGAACCGGAATCCCCATATGATATGGGGTTTTCATCCTGCAGGTCAAACTTACCATAAGCATTTTTCGTTTTGGGAAAGTTTCGTTTGCCTGAATAAACACCGCTCTTTAACTGACCCGCCTTCGCAAATTCCGCCAGGACTTCGGGCGAACCATCATGAATCAGGTTGGCGGGAAATCTTCCGGCTGGCAATGGTGCCATAGGTTCGCCTTGTTGGTATTCATTGGGCCTATATCCTTGCGTAGCCAATTTCGCATTATATCGATCCATTCCAGACGGTTGAGTGCTTCCGCCTTCCGTGCCTATCCTGCAAGCATCGATATTCAGCCCGCCAACGCCCCATCTCAAGACATTGGCCGCGATTGTAAATCCAGCGTCTAGCGGCTTTCTTGCTAAACAGATGAACTCAGCGGCGGGTTTCAAATCAGACCCAACACCATCGCCCGCAAAGTATTTACCACATCGGTTACATTTATGTAATATCCGAGATATACCATCTTGACCCGTTGGAAGTTGTTCATCATATGAATCACCAGAGGGACGACAATCGGATTGAGAACTTGATGCTTTATCCCTCAAATGGGCATCACAAACGCACCGAAGGCTGGAAGGAATCGTCTCATTAATCTTTTTTGAAACATTCAAAGATTTTGGAAATCCTGAGCCAAATGTCCAAACCAGAGTGCGACGAACCTCAAAGCTCGCGTCTTCTATTGCACAAAACATCCTATGATGGGTGCGATCTCCTCCGAATGCCAACAGATGGCCGCCAGGTTTCAGCACCCGCAAGCAGCCAAACCACATATCTTTATCGTAGGCAATGCCCTGGTTGTCCCATTTCTTTCCCATGAAGCCAAGTTCATAAGGGGGATCGCAGACAATGGCATCAATCGAATCCTCTTCCAGGGACGGCAGAATCTCCTTGCAATCCCCGCAGATGATCGTATCAACAGAAAGGCTCATGCTTCCTCCTTACCTAATACCAACGTCAGGAAAATGGAAAAGTCAGTCATCGACCGACTCCCCCGTATCCGGCCCTGGTGCTGCAGGTCGCGCTTGTTGCTAATGCGCTAGCAATCCACTTTATCCAGTATTCGATTAAGCTGACAATCATTACAGCCACGAATACTATTACACCCATGCTTATCAAGGCCATGAGGAGTCCTATTAAGTCCCATACTAAATTATAGGTACCATTAAACCCATACCAAAATGCTTCCATCATTGTTTTATACCTCCACTACAAACTCACCATGCCACGCTTCTTCTAATTTGGCGTTGCCTTCTTTCCTGATTTTGCCTAATCTGGTTCCTGCATCGATCATTAAATCGTTGAACTTCTGCAGTTCCTCGATATTCATTAAGTCACCAGAATAAAGATACCGTGTTGGTCCCTGGCCCTCGGCATATACCACGCCGCGCCCGGCGGCATTAAGTCTAACATATGTCCCGCCTTGCACATATTCGATAGGCAAATCATCGTATAATAGAACGTTTTTTTGTCCCAAATATTGCACCATTTTAACGCCTTTGACCACGATTCTCTTAAATTCAAACTCCATAGCTTTTAACATATCATACCTCCGCTACCTTATTTAAACAAGCTCCAATATAGTAATGAATCTCATACTATTTAAGGATATGCTGCATAGAGTTTGGCCGTCATCGCGTTCTTGAAGTCTTGGGTATAGTTGCTTATTCCCATATATCGAGAACACGAGGGACAATCCTCTGTCATACTTATGTAGGCTTCCGCGAGAGTCCAAATCTTATGCAGGCAATGCGGGCACTGAGCATAGAATACTTCATCCAAAAATTTATTTAAATTCTCCGTAAACGGAGTTATGTAATCAGGATCATCACTCATAGCTATTCCTCGTCATCCTCATCCTGGGGCTTTGCTGCAGGTGGTGCATCAATATCCTTAGGTGGTATCTTGGTGTTGGTTAGTGGCCTTGGCGCATAAAATTGCCAGGTCGAACTAGCTAAATTCCAAACTGGTTGATCCATTGGCGTAGTTGCAATAGATAATTCTTTAGCAATGTCTAATTTTGGAGGTATTCTCCAAAGTAGACCTGTCAACGGCGCAATTATTGGTTCAAACTCATTAATCTCTATATCTTCAAGTTCTAACATGTATCCTCCTCTTGTATCAATCATTTATTTCACCTCCGCATATATCAGTTTTTCAAAGTCTGGATGTCCCTCTAATATCATCCTCATTGATTCATAAGAAGTAAACCGAAGAGCTTTAACTAGCTCCGTGGTATACTCCAAGTGACTATCTAGGTAGCCTCTATTTAATTGACTCACGATATAGGCCATAATGATATTACCTCATTGATACTATATCAGGGTTTCGGTTAGCCTGCTATTATTAACTCGTTCAGTGGCGATAGATATCCACAACTCAAACACTTGGCAACTACCTTCAAAGAGCCGCCTACCATCGTTGGATGCGCAAAAAAGGTATTCTCAGCTCTGCAACCTGGGCAAAGTACTATCTCTTCCTCGTCGCTGCCTTCCTCACCGGGGCAAATTTCTTCACACCCATCACAATCGTGGTCACAATCTTCTATAACGTTTTCATACATTTCAGGCATTGATATCACTCCTTATTTATAGCTCTCTTTAAAGTATTGCAATTTGCGCATAAGATTTGATATCCAGCGCCTCCATCTTCTAGGATCTTGATATAGATTCCTCGGCTACCTATTTTTCGTCTTTCTATACTTCCACCTCCATTTATATGGTCAATTTGCAGAACCCTATAATCTGCGATTCCACATCTTGCACATTGATCACCTAATAGATCAAACACCATATCCCTTAATTCGCCATTCCTAAATACTTCGTATTTTTTAAAATCTTCTCTATGATTATCATGCCACTGCTGTCTATCAGATAGTACTTGTTTTCTGTACTTCTTATATCGTTTGGTATCACTTTTCAGAGTATACTTTTTATGTGGCAAATATATCATGTCTCCTATCTATATTTATCTATAATATTGTCTCCTCTGTAGTGCTATGATAGTCCACATTATAGCGGATAATAGCCCTACTAACTCGGAATACTGCCAGCCATTAGCCATATAGACAAATACCAACAGGTATAGACCGGATGCTGTCGGTATTGAGGTTTTATATGGTATCTCACATATTTTTTTCCTAAAATTATTTAGTGTAGTCGGTATTAGCGATACACTAAACACGAGCGAGCATAGCATTATGAGTATGTCCGAGTAGGCTTTAATTATCTCTAACATATGAATACCTCACCATCAATTATTGGCACCGGCATAGCGAAATACTTGTTAGAGTCCTCATTGTCGAAGGATACTATACTAAAGCCATGCTGCCAATTCGAGACCCCTTCTATATACTCAGGCTGCAACTGGCACAGGCAACCTCCCTCTATCCACATATAGTTACCTGATCGGTCCCTTCTGTAGATCTGGGCTAATCGGTGAGTATGGCCTGAGACTCCACTAAGACCTTCTGCCTGCAGTTCGCGGCGGGCTGTCATTCCAGCTTCTTTACTAACCAAGTTGCCATGCTTAAATAAGACATTATTATATAGTAATGATTCCATATATTCTATATTATTGGCTCTTAAGTTAAGCAAATTTTCTATCTCCAGGCTCTTTAATGAGCTTAAGCCCTGGGCATTAGCCCATAGATACCGGCGAAGTCTATCCAAGTGATTTGATTTTGTCAGGATAATCCTCGCGTCGGGGTTTTCCGCCCTGACTTGGTTAAAGTATCCAGTTGCTATGTCTAGCTCCGTCTGCAGGTTGTCGCGTCGATCCGGGTCTTTGTCGAACCTAGACAATTTGTAAAAGTCATGCACCTCATGGAGTACTATTATGTTTGGTTGCAGTTTTTCGACAAACTTTAGGGCTGCTTTAATGGCTTCTCGATTCTCATACGGAACGTGCCAATCTCCGAGGCTGACAATATTATATCTTCCTGCAAATATACTATTTTTTATAAATGTTCCTTTTTCTTTTTCTTCCTCCGCACTTAATCGTGCATACTGTGCTTCTAGGAGAGTATCAAATCTTCCAAGTGCATACTTCTTACCTTGGACTGTAATTTGTGCTTGATACTTACCACTATCTTTGTCATAGCGTACTCCTTTCATCGTTACACCTCATTTTTATATAACGTTATATATGGTATCGGTGTCATAACTTCATTTACCTCTTTGGTCATCACATCCGCACGTTGTCATACCAGGTGCAAGTGTACCCGTATATCCACATCTTTTGCAGTGAAAAAGCCCGCCCTGGTGGATTTCGTACCACCAATAGAATACCCCAAGAGATATTGCTATAATGATCGCCACTATTGACGACACATAAAGGTAATAATCACTAGCGGCTAACGAGTACATTATCCAAAGACTCTGTGTAATAATATAGATTAGGATCATTCCCCTGGATACATCCTTGGCGGCTTTATCTTTGTAGATCCGGTATATCTGAGGTAGCATAAGCAAATTACTAACTATCGCTACCAGTAAGCCTAAAAAATTGGCTAAGGGGGTCATTTTTTATCGCCTTTAAATATGAAGGTTGGCCCATATTCATGTTCAATATCCATAGCGATAATGATTGCGGCTTTAAGGGAGGTAGCTAGGAATGCAGCGTTACCATAGTTAAAGTAGCTGTCATCATACTCACAATCCGCACATAGATCATAGATCCCAAATATCTCATCTTTTATTAGTTCTGCAACTACCAGAACATTATTCAATGACATTTATTTCACACTCCATTTACCTTTAAGTACCCGGTACCTTTTCCAGCTTCCTCTATTTCGGCCTCATGAATCCAAGGAGCCGGTTCATCAGCCTGGAATCCGGCCCGGTGGAGTACCTCACGCTTCTTGTCAATTGCATCAATATCCTCTCGGTGTCTCACTTTTTCGGACCATAGGAAAGCATCATAAGCTATTAGTTGATCCCTATTCCATTTAGCCATTAATTTACTCTGCTCAGTTTTAGATCTGATAACCGACGTTATCCTATTAGACGGGGTTTTCGTTAGTGTCTCATGGCAGCGTTTTTCAAAGTCAGCATAAGCGGGTACTACTACCTCCGGCAGTGCTTTGCAGTCGAAGGGTACCATTATAAACCGCTTTGGATACATCTTTTCTTCAAGTGTTTCCGGGAAGCTAGGTTTAGTTGTTACTTCATCAATCATATGGCTTTCCTCCTTCACAGTTTGCCCAAGGTTCTGCTTTCTTAGTTGTTCATGAATCAATATATCACCTTCTTCAAAGTCTCGCTATGGTCCTATAAATGGCCTTAGATGGGCTTCAATACCAGGTGGCCTTTTGCTATTGCTGCATTCATGCAATCATTGCAGAGATAGTGCACTTTTTTGCTTTTCATGTATCCGATTTCATAGACGGTACACTTGGCAACGTCTTGCTTAAATCTATGGCACTTTTCACATTCAAATACCCTCATTAGAAATCCTCCGTTATCCATGATTTCACCGTAAGCTCCTCCACACTCCAGCCTGGAATCTAGGTAACTATCCCTACCTTCCATCGTTTTCACCTCATCATTTCTTTTGGCGGGTATCCAGGGTAATCAGCATCGTACCATGCTTTTATGAGAATGTCATCTCCAAATAAACAAGATTCCCATATTGACAAGCCTATATTTGATCCTTTCTCCGGGGATATCCACCGTCTCCAGGCTATGATAACGATACCTCGTCGTTTATCGTAGGCCCACACTACTCGACTATCGACCGGCAGATCTGTTTCAACACTTACCCATTTTGAAGGGACATCACTATCCGATATTTTGTATTCTCTTTCTACAATAAATCTCCGCTCTTCATAATCGTCTTCGCAATTCGAGCAAAGTGTTTGGAACATGTCTACATGCTCATTCTTAATTCGGAAGAGCTTAACGTCGGGCTTAAAGTTCTTACATCTATTACACTGAATCATATTTTAGCCTCCTAATCATGTGACTACTCCCGCCAATGAATTGGCGGGCATCTAGGCGGATGCCAAAGACTGTAGCCCCAGTCTTGCAATGTTCAGAGATGCATTAAGGTCTCTGTCTATCGATAATCCACAATAAGGACAATCGTGTACTCTGATAGACAGGTCCTTTTTGACTATTTGACCACAGCTTGAGCACATCTGAGATGTATAAGCAGGATTAACTAGCACTACTTTTCTACCAGCGTCTTCCGCTTTGTATGAAGTATATTGCACCAGTTTATTCCAACTTGCATCCAGGATGCTCTTCGCTAGGTTGTGATTATGAACCATATTTGATATATTCAGATCTTCAAATACAATTATTCCGTATTTGTTGATCCACTGCCTACTTAGTTGTTGGGCAAAGTCTTCTCTTCGATTGGTTACTCTCTCGTATAGATGACTTACCGCTTTGCTTGCCTTCCTTCTCCGAGGTGATCCTTTAGGAAGCTTATCACGTTTGCTTTGAGCCTTCTTAAGTCGTTCTTCATCGGCTAGAAGAAATCTAGGATTCTCGATAGACTCACCGTTGGAAAGCACAGCGAAATTCTTGATACCCATATCTACGCCTACTATTTCATTAGAGGGTTCAAGAATGTGATTTGGTGCATCTTCAATTAGGAACGACACATACCATTTCTTGGTTGAAGATCTTCGGATAGTTAGTCTCTTAACATCACCCTCGATAGGTCGATGCAACTTGAATTTGATATCACCTATCTTGGATAACCAAATCATGTTACCGTCTATGGAAAAACCTGTCTGAGGATAACTGAGGCTGTCATATCTGTTCCTCCCTTTGAAGCGAGGATAACCAGGATCTTCTTCACCAGATTGGACTCTTCGGAAGAATGCACTGAATGCAAGATTGACCCTGAGAACAACATCCTGCAATACCTGAGAATGGACCGATCTTAGTTCAGGTTTGGACTCTTTCCAGATAGGCAGCATCTTCTTAGATGCGAAGTAGCTTATCGATTTGCCTTCTTGTTCAAAGGAGTTCTTTCGCAGTGCAAGAGTTTCGTTATAAACCCATCGGCAAAGCTCTAGCTGCTCATTCAGCTTGGTTACCTGAGCCTTGGTTGGTTTGAGTCTATATCGAAACACTCTCATTGGCTTACTCCACCTTTTGCATTGCTACATATCGTTCTATTACATCTTTGGTAGCATCACCACAGGTTCCTACATAGTACGAAGGATTCCAGAGATGACCATTCCAGAGTTGATTTCTCAGTTCAGGATGCTTTTCAAAGAGCTTCTTTGCCGTGATTCCTTTGAAGATCTTAACGATATTCGCAGGAGCAAATATTGGATGAGCAGTTACAAAAAGGTGAACATGATCGGGCATGATTTCTTGATTTACCATTTCAATGCCTTTCTGTTCTGCAATCAGTTCATGCAGCCAGTGAAGATCTTCGGCCACTGATCCAACAAGAACCTTTCTCCGGTATTTTGTAGACCATACGAAATGGTAATACACGTTATAGACACATCCTCTTGCACTCACCCAATGCTCTTGTTTAGTCATCTAAAACATACTCTATATCCGCACTAGTAGCCATAGATAATAAAATCAAACATCTTTCCTTAGTGAATCTTGATCCATCATCTATGAAGGCTATACATCCTTTATCGCATTCTCTAGTTTTGTCTCTAAAACATTGTACCATATTCTTATCCTCCAGATTCTTTATACCACGCTTCCACTATATAAACGTATGCTTTACTCCAAATTTTGTCTTAGAATCGATACGCATTTTTATTCATCCTGTAACATTTACATGTCCATCGCTCACCACTGGTATCGATTTTTGAATTTATCTTTAAAAACTTTTTTCTTAGGTTCGCCACGGATACCGAAAAAACCAGACTCTACTTTACCCCTGGTTATTTCTCTCTATATTTAACTCTCTATAGACTAATTAAAAATTGAAATGAGTAACTCACAGCCTACAGTATGCCATTCTTACATCTGCATAAAAAACACCATAGTCTACTGCTATCGTAAAAAAATATTAATATATACAGATGCATGTTTGCCATTCCTACACTTTATGAGTCCGCCGGGTCTCCAGCCATGTCTACGTATAGATTATACAAACACCCTACCAGGTGGTTGTTCATAATCCAGACCACTCATTATCCTTGAATCTATACCCTATTAAGCATTTTTCCTTTTTACTTCTGCTATGCTTTTGGCCGTCTTCATAATGAGAATCAGGCAGAAACCGTTGTACCGCCCTAAGAAAGTTCCATTTCCTCGGGTGTTCATAGATGCCATGCCCGTCACAATACTCTACGTAGCGAGTCCATAAGTCATCCACAGTTATAACCTGCCTATCATGGCCCGGTTCTACATTATCCTCTACGAAGCTTTCTATGCTTTTGCCCATCCTCGTAAAGTCTTGCGTTATCTCCAGCTTCGACAACTGGTTACTAAATTTCCGCCTGTTTATCAATGGTTCCAGAAGGTCAATAACATAGTTGAATAGCCCACTCATTTCTTCATCGGTGCTAATCATTGCCTCCGTTGGTAGCCCCGCCGGTAAATCCTCAATCCGGGTTTTGATAATTTCAAACCGACGCATAAACCCATCAGATTCATCCTCCGAGGAGAATATTGAGTTAGTCCCAAATATGAACTTAGCCCGGTTCCTGAAGTAAACGGCATCCTTGCCTTTTGCCTCCACCCGCATTTGATCCGTTCCGCCTATCGCGGTCTTAAACTCGGACAAGTTCTTAACGCTGCCTTTATCAAGTTCGCCGCTGGTATTCATGAGCTTACCTAATAGCTCGGATCCTGCAAAGTTATTATGGCACAATTTCTTAATCGATACCACTGAGCAATTATTAATGCCGAGAAATTGAACTATGTGGTCAATAATAAAACTCTTCCCCTTGTCGGCAGGCCCGTACAAGATAAATGCCTTTTGTATTGAATAATCATTATATAGGCAATACGCTATAAATTCCCGGATCTTAAGAAGGTCTCCGGGGGTGGTGAATACCGCGGCCATGCTTTTCTTGAAATTGACACATTCAGCACCAGGCTTATAGTCAACTGGTATCTGCACCATAGATAAGTATCGGGGATGGGATGCCGTCGGTAGCCTGGTATCATGAGGTTTAAACTCCTTGGTCCTGAAGTTGTATAAGCCATTCCTCATATTAATAATATCTTTGTTGCTGTCGAAGTCCTCCGGCATAACGTCTC